CACCGATAAGCCCATCTTCGATAAATACTTGCAACTTTTGATTCTTGGTCAAGTTGAGATTCAAGAAGCTTTAAAGCAAGTGATGCAGCTTCGTAGCATTGATACAGCAGAGGGTGAACAACTTAACGTAATCGGAAGGATTGTTGGGCAACCAAGAGAGCTTCTGGAAGCAGACCTATACGAATACTTTGGTTTGCAAGGTGCAACTAATGCACAAAGCTTTGGCGAGCTTGGTAATTCAAGCATTGGAGGTTTGTTCTACAACTACGGAACACCCTTGGGTGGTAACGTCTTGCTGGACGATGCCACCTACCGTAAATTTATCAAGGCTAAGATTTTTAAGAACGTAACAGCATCTACTCCAGAAGAGTTTATCACTGTTGTAAACACAATCTTTGATCTTCCAATATCAATTACATCTGAAGGCGATGCTCAAGTAACTTTGATGTTTGGTCGAATCCTAACAGCTTTTGAGAAAGCTCTTCTGAACTACGTGAGCACATCTCAAGGCTACCCTTCAAGACTCATTCCGAAGACTGTTGGTGTCCGTATTAACTACGGAGAGTTCGATGGTGGTAGCTACTTCGGTTTTCAAGGTGCCCCCGGAGCGAAAGGTTTTGGGGAATTTACAGGCACTTACGGTTATGGTCTAGGATATGGTCTTGAATATGGTAACTCAGACTTTGAGCTTACTGGCGACGGCGGGCTATTTGCTACGCTTTACTAATTAAGAGAGGAAACAAATGGCACAATTTTTGAAGCCTAGCAACCTAAACAATGTTTGGGCTAGTGGTGGGGACCGAATTTACCCCGGCGATACTAAGTACGCAACTGGTTGGCAAGTAGAGATTCCCCCTCGTCAATACTTCAACGAGATTGATTACAAGCAAGATCAAATGCTTGCTCATTTGAACCAACACGGGATTCCTGTGTGGGATAGTGAAACTGAGTACCAAGCAAACCAGAGCTACGTCCAAGGTTCTACCGGCACGGTATATCGTTGTGTGCAAACCCATACCAGTCAAAATCCAGAGTTGGATACAGTAGGTACTTATTGGAAGGTGGCATTCTTGACCCCAGAAAACGTACCCTCCTACGGCTCCAACTATATTCGACACCCCAACAACTTAGTGGATCAGTGGTCGTCAGCAGAGGGTGTCGTACCATCCTCCGTAGGTTCTTTAGTTGACGTTACTGTAGTTTATCCAGTGCCATTGGTTTCGGTATTAGACGTACAAGTAACCAATGACCTCGGTTCTCCAACTGAGGCGGGCGAAGTAACTTGGGGGGTATACTCCAAAACAACGTCTCAAGTTGTGGTTCGATTCGTAAGGACGTCAGGAAGCAACTCTGCGGGAAATGAGAGGGTACGCGCTAACGTTCGAATTTTGGGTATTGCCCCTGACGCTTAAATAGGATTTAAACATGGTACAGAAAACTTCACCATTCCTCTCAACTCACTACGGCTGGGATCTCGGTGAGAATGGTTGGAATTTTGGAATGGATGAGAATATATTAAAATTCTCTGCTCTTTTGACAGCAAACATCGACGGTATTGTCTCCTCAGTTCCAAACGAAGAACCAAACGGAGTATGTTTTTTCAACTCGACGGATAACTATATCTATTATAGAGTTGGAGGTTCTTGGTTTTCCTCCCAGACCCCCATAGGTATAAAACTTGTTGACCGTACTACGGGGTTGAACTATGAACGAACGCCTAATGGGTTGGTACAAATTTCTGGGCTGGTTCCTTTAACCACCACTGTAGACTCTTTATATGCGCAGGCTCAACTTGCTACAGATTCCGCAGGGTATTCTTATCTAGGAGAGTATGCCGAGGATATCCTATTTGATAATCTAGATCAGTATATCTCTAAAGGTGGTGGATTTTATAAACCATTGGAAGGGGTAGGGATACCATTTACAACGACAGGCGACTGGAGTGTAGATTCACTTTCTCTAGGTGTTATGGACGCCTCTGCTCCAATTCTAAAGACACTATCCTCGTCATTTGCCACAACCTTGATAGGGTATGGTGGTCGAACGCTACATGAAAAACTTTCAGATGTGGTTCATGTTAGAGACTACGGGGCTGTTGGGGATGGTATAACTGACGATACCTCTGCACTAATTGCAGCATTCTCTTCTGCTAAAGTTGTAATATGCGATCCGGTAGTTTATGCGATTGATACAACATCAGAACCTCTTGTATTCGTCTCTGGGACAAAAGCCATTATGCGAGGCGCTAGGTTCAAGGAGATTGCCCCTAATAGTGACTACCGCATTGTTATCCAAGGGAACGTAGAGATTGATAACTTAGATATAGAATTCATGGGGACAGGGACCAGTAGAGGTATTACCATTGTTGGTTCGAATGTTCATATCGAGTCAATCCACATAAGCTCATCCTCTATTAGTGGAATTGGGAACATCCGACGCCGCGCACTAAGTATTGGAAGCGAGGCAGGACCTCGAATCCGTAACATCTATATTGGTAGTATTAATATCACTGGGTGGGATAGGGGTGTTCAAGTTTTTTACGTGGATCAACTAACTATTGAGTCATTTATTCAACAAGGTTATGTAAACTCAATTTGGTTGAAGAGTGTAAGAGATAGTAGGATTAACAGTGGTCATGTTTTTGAAACATCGCCGAATGCAGTTGGTGCCCCCGGGGAGAATGCCATACTGATAGAAGCAGCGGAGCACCAAGGTACACAAAACCTAACTGTCAGAAGTTTTCTCGCAGAAGATTCTGGGGAACACGGCTTTCGTATAGGGGGGTCTTTCGTCGTCAAGACAGTGCATTTTGTATCATGCACTGCTAGGAATTCTGGTGCTGCTGATGGAACAGGGATAGAGCCAGAGGATCATGGCGGCTGCGGTTTTAAATGCCTTGGCCCAACCGTCACGGCTGGTTCACACCACCAAGATATCCATTTCATTGACTGCGTGGCTGAGGACTTGAAGTTCAGCAATGACGGCAATAACTTTGCTGGCTTCAATATTGGCAAAACGATTGGATTTTCCTTGGTCAACCCTGTTGTACGAAGGGCTTATCGGGATCAGACTGGTGATGGCTTTGTTCAGAAGCAATACAGTTGCTATAATGGAATTGAGATCATTGGTTCGTTCAACGGTCAGATCACAAACCCATTTATCGACAGGCCTTACGCTAATGGTATCTATTTTTATGACACTGTAGATACGGAATCCGTTACATGGGGGGATCAGCTCGGTTTTATCACGGTGACTGGTGGTCGCATTGACTCTCCGCGACTTAATGGAATTCAAGTTGAGGCAATAAATCGCACCGTGCGGCGACTTTCCATTCAAGGCTTCCTTGAGGTCGAAGGTGGCGAGCGTGCATTAAATGTCTCTGTCTCTGGGTCGGCGCAGATGCTCCTTTGTTATGCAAATATTCGCGCCTTTAGCCAGTCCGTTGCTACGGCTGTCGGAGCGGAGCAGTGGCTACTTACCATGTCAGGCGCGTTGCTTGGGGCAGTTCCTTGTCAAAATGGATCAACCTTCCAAAGTACAGGGGCAGGGTCGCTGGTGGTCCGTAAAAGCGGCGCTTGGGTAACTCTCTAGTATTGAAGGTATGGCATGAAAGCAATCAGAAGTAAATTGATTGCAACATTTATTGCAGCGGGGCTTAGTGCCCCAGCTGCTTTTGTTGCATATGATCTAACACTTCCTTCGGAGGGGTTGGTATTACAACCATATTCCGATCCTATCGGAGTGAAAACCAAGTGTGTTGGACATCTTGTTCAAAAGGGTGAGAAAATAAAACCATCCTACACAGAAGAAGAGTGCATGGAAATCTTTGCCTCCGATTGGAAGAAACACCTAAAGCAAATCGACGGTGCTGTTAAGGTTCCTTATGCTTCTGAGTGGCAACGTCAAGCTTTGAATGACTTCACTTTCAATCTTTGAATTGGTTCTGTAAAGGCTAGCACACTCCTTCGCCTTGTCAACCAAGGTAAGCACAAAGAAGCCTGTGAACAATTGACGCGTTGGGTTTATGCTAGCGGTAAAAAGCTCAAGGGGTTGGTGATCCGAGAGCAATACAATGCCCGTAAGCAAAAGTATGTTTCTGATATCGCAGCACTTAATCTCAAGCATGGAGTATAAAGTATGAAATTTTGTCCTATTTGCGGCGACATTCTATACATCGTTCGTCACGAATCTCCGACCATCGGTGTTTATTGGATGTGGGAATGCCCTGCACAAGATTGGTTTGATCCTACTGACCCGCCCGAAGATGATGGGCATGGCGAAAAAGAGGCAAAATAGTGAACATCTCCGACTTAGCTAAAGCTGTCGGGATTAGTGAAGACTTGGCGGGCCTTTGGTGGTCGCCAATCACTAATGCTATGCAGCGATATGACATTAATACTCCTCTACGTAAATCTCATTTTCTTGCTCAGATTGGACATGAATCTAATAGCTTCAAGTCTGTAAGTGAGAGCTTGAATTATAGCGTAGATGGACTTCTTAAAACATTCTCCCGTGCCCGTATATCTGAAATGGATGCTCGTAAGTATGGACGCACTTCCACACAACCAGCAGACCAACAAGCAATAGCCAACATTGTATACGGTGGTGAGTGGGGAGTAAAGAACCTCGGGAATACTCAGCCGGGAGACGGCTGGCGGTTCAGAGGAAGAGGGCTTCTGCAAGTCACAGGACGTGCTAACTACACTAAGCTCAACCAAGCTCTTAATTTTGATCTTGTCAATCGTCCAGAACGTCTAGTAGAAGATAATCTTATCTCTGCTATGGCGGCGGGATGGTTTTGGGATAGCAGAGGATTGAATAGCTTTGCTGACAGGGATGATATTCTGACCATTACCAAACGTATTAACGGCGGTATTTCTGGATTAGAGGACAGAAAGTATAGATTACTACTTGCAAAGTCTGTTTTATTGTAATAGAATATATAATTCACTTTTCAATACGAGGAATTATATGAAAGACTTTTCAAAAAGAAAAAATGCTTATCTTGGACCAGTTTGTAAGCACGGGCACGATCACGGTGGAGGTTCTTGGCGAGACTCTGCCAACTCTACTTGTTTTGAGTGTACAACCGAAAGAATAAAAAGGTACGCACAAACAGATCGAGCCAAGGCAAAAAGAAAGGAGGCTAAAAAGAGAGATAAAGATAAGATAAAGCTTAAATCTCAAGAGTATCGCCAAAGAAATAGGGAGAGAATCGCCGAATACAATAAGCGTTATATCGAGGAAAATAAGCATTGGCATTCTTCATATTTCTATGAATGGAATGCTTATAGACGAGCACATAAATTAAAAGCTACTCCTGCTTGGTGTGAGAGACAGGATATAATTCTTATCTATAAAGAAGCCAAAGAAATGAGTAAGGGTGATATTAAGTATCAAGTAGATCATATTGTTCCTCTAATAAGTGATTTGGTTTGTGGGCTACATTGCCTCTCTAATTTAAGAATCATAGAGGCCAAGGAGAATATTGTAAAGGGTAACAGGTGGTGGCCTGATGGACCCTTTGACTTAGACCATGAAAATGGTGGGACGCACGGCTTAGAAGATCGTAAGAAGCGTTTGGAACGAGCTAAGAAAGCTTTGGGAGTGGTGTAATGCAAAAGGTAAAGGAAGTGGTTGTTAGCACAACTAAGGACGTAGTAAAACCAAAGCTTCTCGATAACTGGCGTGAGCTTCTTAAAAGCTATTCATTCATCTTCCATGCCTTGTCTGCGCTTTTGACCTTCATAGAAATCATCCTACCTCACATGTTCCTGATTGAGCCTATGTTCACTCCGGTAGCTTATGGTGTAACGATGTTCGTATTGAACGTGTTAGGTGGATTGGGACGACTTATCAAACAACGCAATATTCCAGATTAAGGAGAACAACATGCTATCAAAACCCCTGATGCTTGTAATAGCTGTACTCTTTAGCTTGGTGTGTTTGTTTGGCTATCTATCCTATTCATTTTATAGCGACAAAGCAACGCTTAAATCTGATGTGGATCGTTTAGTGAAAGCTAATGCAACGCTTGTTTCTGATGTAGAAAAGGCTACTAAATCCTGTGTCATCGTTGATGAAATCAATAGAAAGCACAACGAAGAACAGAAAGCCTTGGATGAGAAGAAAAGGGGGATTGTAAAGCAGATAGATAGTATCCCAAAGAAATCCAATGCAACTACTAAGGAATCCTCGGATGTTGAAGAAACTAACGTTGTGGACATTGATGGTGTGTTGCCTCTTGATCTTCAGCGGATGCTCCAACAGAGCTATCGAGCCGCAATACAGAGATAGAGTGCATACAACACCAGATAGTCTTCTTGTCGATCCATGTGTAGCTAAAGAAGCTGGGTGGTCTGTAAGGAGCCTTGCGAAGGGTTATGTAGAAAACACTTCCTGTATTGCTAAGTATAAATCTTTGCTTGAGAGACAGAGAGAGCACAAGAAAAAGATAGCGGAGCTTTATAATGCCGAACACAAACAATGAGCAACAAGCAGCAATCATCGTAGACCGAAGAATTAACACACTTTGGGAGAGGCTTGCAATTGCAGCTCTTGGTTTAGTGTTGTCTTTCACTGTCTACAGCTTTAAAGAGCAAGCAACAAGGATTGAAAACCTTGAACAAAAAGTGATTGCAATGGATAAAATCAAGACGGACCGGGGCGACCTTAAGGAAGTTGAAGAGAGGCTAAGCTCCGCTCTACAAGCCCTCAAGTCCGACCTCATTGCACGTCAAGATATTGCACAGGCCAACATCCTCTCACGGATTGACATGTATATGCAACAAACCAAAAAATAGATTAAAGAGGAATGCCACTGTGCTCTGGACAATTCTTCAAAATGCAGTGAACTGTTTATTTCTGGTTCTCTGTGTTGTAGTGCTGACGATTGTATTGAAGCAGAATGCTTCGGATGTGGCAGCTAATAACGTAGTGGAGCAAATTGACCTTGTTCGTGAAGAGAATAGGCGCGTGATTGGAAACAACACCACCTACCTAGAGGGAAGGGTGAACGAGCTTGCTAAAAGTCAGAACGATTATCAAGTGTCCACTTCAAGGAAGATATCTTTGCTGGAAGATAAAGTTGGAAAGCTTTCAGCGGAGGGTGGTAGACGGAGGCTGATAAATAATAACAGCAATAGCCTCACCATCAATGGAACTGAAGTCGCTGTTAAGCGTTCTTCTGAAACAGAACGAGATGTGCAATAGCTATCACATCTTTTAGAAACGACTATTAAAATAGAACAAGAATAAATATGCCCCGGTAGAACCTTAACTGGCTCTCCGGGGTTTCTTTTTGTCTACGATTTATCACTCTTCAATTACATAGTTTTCGTAGCGTTCAATCAAAGCTTTAGCAACACGAGGGTCAGATTGTTCAGCAGCAAGAATTTTAGCTTGTTCAAGTTTAAAAGCAAGCCAAGCTTTGTGGGCTTCCAGTTCTGTGTCGAAACAACCCAAATGTTTGGGCTTACCCGTCCTGTTGTTACAGCTAGAGTAGAACTTTTGACGGTCTGGGTTCCAATAAACCCCAATCAGATATTTCCCTCGACCAGCAGTCTTTTCAGTCACAAAGCTATTCACTGCGTGCGAAACAAAGACACATTTTTCCGGCCCGTATTCCAAGTTACCGGGGTACAGGATGTCTTTATCTAATTGCTTACCCTCCCAATCTTGTTTTTCCATCCAAGCTTTAAAATTGGAGAAGAATAGCCACTCTGTGCAAACAAAGCACCCACTATAAGACCTATTGTTGATCCTCAGTTTATGATCACCATAGCACCTTTCTAGCATGCCTGTCCATCTTACGTAAAACGGACACCTCCACACTAGCTTCTGTTTGTAAGAGTTCTCACTGAACACCCTGGCGTACTGATGAGTAATATACTCTGCGTCATTAACTCCAACACCTCTTACTAGTTTCTCCTTTCTATTGCGCACAACTAATCCTCCAAATTCACTCCCCATCTACATACTTTTTCAGCGCATCAAACCCACCTACATACACGAGTTCACCGTGCGCGACCATGAAGCATTGAGGAATACTGCGTGGAAGAGGAAGTCCCATATCTTGCATTAGGGTGAATAGCTGGTCACGATATGTGAGAGGTGTCTCACATCCCTCTTCTGCTCCGTTGCATTGGTCATAGATATCGTAGTATTGATAATCTTTCTCTCGCATGTCAAGCAGCATCTTAGCCTTAGTGCAATAGCTGCATTTCTCTCCACCGTATACGATAAACATCTTCTTCTCCTTTAATCAATGTGTTTCAAAAATTCTTCTCGGACCGTCTTACTCACTTCGGCCTGAAGTAGTTTTACAAAGTGACCCCAATTTTCTTCAGCCTCTTTCTTTGGTTCTCGTTCAGTTTCTTTGGTAAACTCTTCAAAGATATCTTGACACGTCAACCCCATAATCTTACCAAAATCTTTGTTACTGATGTTACCAATTTTACTGATTACATTAGAAACTCGTTGTGGTGTGTTGTATTGAAGAAGGTCATTCAGAAGCTCGGATTCATCTTCTGTCAGCTCAAATACTTTCTTCTCTCGTGGTACTCGTTTCTTTTCGCTGAAAGCTGGTGTCTTATTCTTGAAGTAAACTCGACTACCATTATTGAAGTATGTCGGATTAACTGGTTCAATAACAAGACCTTCTGCGAAATTATCCTCATTCACACAATCGTCAGGCGTAAGCCAAGATTGGAAGGTGTTAGGAAGTTGCATACATTCTTTAAACGTCCCAATCTTAATGATTGGCGAGAAGTTAACACCGCAATCATTAGCAATAGCCAATGCACCAATCTTACCTTGCACTTCCCCATCAATAACCACATCAAAAGCTCGAAAGTCTCGTTGACCGTACTTGACTTCTTTCTGTACACCTTCTCCAAATAGCTCACCATAGATGACAATCTCTTTGATATTATTACGAACACACCAATCCAAAATACCTTGCGAATATTTATTGATTACAGCTTGGCAGTTGTAGAAGGTTCCATCGACAAATTGGCTACGGCTTGCTACTTTGATTTCCTTTCCATCGCACCAGAAACTAAAGTTAGCGCCATGAATCTTCTCGGTGGCAATCCACTTCCCTCCATCTTTACTTTCGTGTTGAACCTTGTCAATAAGGTTCTGACGGTAGGTGTTCTCAAGACTGCTAAATTTCTTAAATTCCATATCACCCTCACTTAAAAATCAAAATCCAAGTCAAGGTTCTCGGTGTCGTCCTTCACCGACCCAATCTTGTAAGAAGTAATCTGAAGCTCTTGTGGGGCAACCTGCATCTTAGAGCTATCAATATACTTGTCCATATACTGACAAGGGTTCTTTTCAATCACTTCAAAATCAAAATCTACTCCCAGAGCATCGTACAGGGGCTTGGCCATATACAACGTATATTCTTTCAGAAGAGTCGAAGTAAGACCAATCACCTGACGACCTTCGCTGAAAAGGTAGTCTGCCCACTTTAGCTCCTGATTTACTACACTGTCAAGCACCTCTTTAATCTTAGGAGCAAGAGATTTGAAAGACTCTCGCCACTCAGGGCTTTGTTGCAGAATGCTGAGAATAGCATAGTCCATTCGCGTATGGAGAGCTTCGTCGCGTGCAATCAGAGTTACTTCCTGACCAATCCCTTGAAATGCACCTGTCTCTGTAATAGCAAAGGTTACAGCAAAGCTACTCATAAAGGCAATCGCTTCCAGAGCAAACAATGCTGCAAACGCCAGAGCAATTGCTTCACGCTTCTCTTCAATAGTTGCGTCAACAGGAAGTTGTTCAAGGTTGTTGAATGCAGCAACAATGACTTCACTACGAACCAGAGTTTCAACGCTGTTGTAAGTGTCACGAAGCATTTGGTTTGGGTTGACAAACGTTTGCTTTACAATATGACTGTACGCACGAGCATGGATGGTTTCAAAGAAGCTCCAAACATTCAGCAAACCTTCCAGCTCTGAGTTACTGACATAACGCATCAGAAGACCAGAAATAGATTTAGATGCCACGGAATCTGCAAGTGCCTGCCACGAGATAGTTTTTACCATCAGGTCTACAGTGTCCTTTGGAAGAGTCAGCATATCTTGCTTATCTTGGACAAGCGAGATTTCATTCTCGTTCCAAATCTGACTAACCTGCTTCTGGTAAAGGTCTTCAAGAATGGGATAGGCACAGTTTACTGTATCAAAAAGACCAAGATCGTCACCAAGGAACAGAGGATACTTGCCAGTCTCATATCCTTTATTGTTTGCATTAAATACTGCCAATTACTTTCTCCTTTTAATTTAAAGTGGGGCTATATTTCAAGCCCCTATACTAATCAAAGTTTACAAGATTCGCAAGCTTCTTCTTCAGGAACAGAAGTCTTCATCACATCTTGAACACTTCCGCCGTTGTAGTCTCGTGTGTTCATATAGTATTGAGTCTTGTTGCCCATCTTAGCCTGAGCAACCCACTCTTTCATCAGCTCACTCAAAGGCTTCTTCTCATCCGCATACTTACTAGGATCAAAGTAGTAGTCAGCACTGATTGCCTGATCCGTGAAATCTTGCACCGCTGAATAATACTTAGCAAGGGTGATGTTGTCAACGTCCCAAGCAAGCTTTTTACTGCTGTCCAGCTCTTTGCAAATGTACTGCACCAACCCCTTGCGACTCTTCTTGTTAATCACCCGTTGCCGTGGTGGGTAGAGTGAGTTGGGACCATCGCTAAACAGAGCGCTACTCTCCGTGGGCATGTGTGCTGCAAGAACAGAATTCTTACGGGCCTTGCCACGAACAGACTCCCAATCCAGCGTTGTAGAATATTGCCCGACACGGGTGTCTACTGGAAGCCAATTCAAGTCAACCCCATCAACACCATAGCCGCACTCTTCAGCCAGCTTTTGAGAGGCTTTCAAGAGATAGAAGTAGTGGTGCTCTGCAAGCTTACTCACAAACCCCAAAGATTCTACACTGCCATCATAGTCTAGATCGTTTTTATACAATGCAACAGCAAGACCCATAATACCAATACCAGCACTACGACGACGCATAATGTCGTTCTTCATTGCCTTAGTCATCATTGGTGCTGTATCAATCATCTTGTCTACAGCCCGCAGGGCAACTTCAGCAATGTGTTCATATTCATCAAAATCAACCTTACCTACGTTGATTGCAGCCAAAGTACAAAATGCTGTCTCGGATTGTTGGCTTTTACTTAAGATTTTCTTTACTTTCATTTATCCACTCCATATATTTTTCATCTTCGTGTGGGACCCACCCATTCTTGAATTTCTTAGTTACCTTTGCAAGCATATTCGTAGAAATCTTGATACCTGTGAGCCTATAAAAATCTTCTTTTAGTCGGGAAGACTTTTCTCTCTTAATTTTACCAGTTGGTGTGAAGTCGTTGCAGCAATGCTGTACATAGAGTTCATACAAACACTGAGAGGAGTTTGCTTTTGCTTGTTGACCCAATGTAAAAGGGCGGGTGTTTATCCCCGCCATAAATTACTTTATATACTACAAAATCTCCCAAATCTCGTCACCTTCCTCTAGATTATATGCTTTTATAACACCTCTCTGTGTCTTAACGGATTGGTTGCAGTTTAGCTTCTTAATCTCACCGTCCTCCGTTTCAACCTCAATCTCACCCGTGTAATAGTCTTCCGAATACAAGTCCACCATCCCCTCATACGCTTTAGTTGGCAGGCAAATCTCTTGACCAATCTGTTACGAAGCTCGTTAGGCTTCTCCGCACTTTCATGCGGTGTCGGACTATATCATCAACCGTTCTGGTTGTTGTGCGCTTCGACTACACTTGTAGCCTACTCCCATAAGGGATAGTCTCTGAACCTTCAAGGATGTTTCCACCCAAGCTTGGCTGCTGATTGGCATAGGATTTCTCCCGTAGCTTTCCAGCAATTCACACAATTTTCATTCTTACATTCCTGTAAGAAGCTGCATCAGTTTACAGATTAGAGAGCCTAACAACATCAATAAAAGGCGTATGTTCATTTACACGGGTCACGTTAATCGAATACATACGACCTGTCTCATTACGAGCAATCAGCATATTCCGAAGAATCTCACGAGCCTTAAGCTTCTTGTACTTCTTACCCTCCTCAATCTCCTTTTTAACAAGCTCGTTGTATTCATCTGCTTTAGCAACATAGAACTTTTCGTGGATGATTGGTGACTCAATCAAGTCAAACAGATACCAATCTTCATCCTTAATCACAGCTTGTAGAAAAGCATCATTGTAAGCAAAACTGTAATCCATCTTATCCAGACGAGTTTCAATATCCACCCGCTGAGTTTTCCACATCAAAATGCTCTCAACCTCGGGGTCAATGCACTTGAATGTTGCAGTGGCATTACCGCCCCTAGTGATCTGCGTGAACATCTTCACTGCTTTATCCAAGCAAGAGTAAATGCTGTGCTTACCAAGGTGGTCTACAGCTCCGCCTTTTACCGGAGCACCTTTACTCCGAGTATCAAACTCAATACCAATACCGGCTTTCTTTGCTGTCATCTTATAAGCAATGTGTTCAGCAACACCAATGCTATCTACGCTATCCCCTCCCGTGATTATACAGCAACTAATCGTATCAAAGTCCCCTGTACGGATGCCATTCAGAGCAGGAGTCGGAAGATTCACCTTACCTTGAATGACAGCTTTAATCAAGTTGTATGCGTGTTCACTATCCCCATGAAGACCAAGGCCAATGCCCATCGCACCAATATGAGGAGTTTCAACCGGCAGACCTTTTTTCTTTACAGCATACTTATCGCCCCACTGAACAATTTGCCAGTATTCAAGCTTAGTTGGATAAATCTCCTCATACCAACTTTCCCATACCGGGTTGTATTCAGGCATAGTCTTTTCATCCCAAACACCACCACGAATCATTGCTTCAAAGATTTCTTTAAAACTGCCCCGATCAGATACACCAAGAACACGCTCCATGTTCTTACGCAGGCTTGCTTGTTCAAGACGTGCCGCAATGCGGGAGTAGTTAATATCTTCCTTGTCCAAACAAACATTAATCATCATCTGGTGAATATCAGAGGACTTTGCTGTCTCAGGGAGACGCTTATACGTCTCCATTGCAATCTCAGACCAGTTACCGCCTGTCTTAGTGGCATATTGTGCCCACTTATTAATCTTCTCTGCGCTAAACTCTTCTACAACACCGTTGTTCTTAATTACATTCTTAAGCAATTTCCTCTCCTCAAAATTCTTTTCGATCAGTCATCTTCCCAAGAGCTAATCGCTCCACGGGGGTTGAGCATCTGCAATGCTACACGTTTGGAAACGTCTTTACAAGCGCCAATGTGTGCGTCTAGTGAGGCAGCGCCCGATGCTAACCACTCTGGTGTAGTCAATTCAAAACCCTCGTAACGAACACATGTTACCACTTCTCCTCGGAGATTACGATGGGCACAGAACACTTCATCTACACCTTGTGTTGTGTCCATCCCGTTAGCTTGAAGAATCTTTGCAATCTTTTCTTTATCACCACTTCCGTAAGCTTCCTGAAAACCCTCTACAAGAAGCAAATCACTAACACTCAAACTATAAGGAACACCACTCATTTCTTATCTCCCCAAAATTTATCAACTGCTTGGCGAGGAGTCAATGCAGCCTCATAAAACCAAATGAACTCACTAAGATTCTCTTGTACACGTAGACGGGAATCTTTCTTTGGAATTCCTTCTACGTGCTTTACAAGAGTAACCACTTCTTCAATCCACCATTCAATCGGAAGCTCTTCGTTTTGAACAAACATAAATTACTCCTTCCAAACATTTTCAAGAAAGGGGAAATGCTTTAACACTTCAACTTTACACTTCTTAGCCAAATCCTCATGCTCTCGTTGTGTTCCGTTCCCATCGCGTAGCTCACAATAGTGCAACCAAGAGCGAACAGTACCGTTTACATAAAGCTTACTCATCGTAAGACCTTCAGGAAGAATTACACGAGCAACTTCTTTAGCAACCCCTTTTTCAAGAGCCTCTTTATAAAGCCACAGGATGTGGTCTACTAGATTCTCTTGTTTTGTCTCCCACCAAAGATTTGTACCAATGTCTTCACTATCCACGCTATTCTGCCGATTCTTGTGATCCTGTAGACGACATTCACGGGTGATGAAATCTGTACTCTCTGCATATCGTTGACTGAACTCTTGGAACGTAAAGCTGCGGTGACGCAGTAGTTGTCGTGCGATGTCTCGTGGAGATTCTACCTCCATCGTAATATTAGCAGTTTCAAAGACCGAGTAGTGTTTATGCTCTACGCAATACTTCAAAAGCTTGGCTGCTGTATCAAAGTTTCCTTGGTTCTGAGGACTGCTCACCCGTGCTGCATAAGACAGAATGCCTTCGCTATCTGGAATAAAATCCAGAACTGGTTGGGTGACACCAACAACACGCACTTTAATAAAATCGTAACTCAATTAAACCTCCTCCCCTAGCACAATATCGACCACACGCTTGTAACAACCCCAATCGGACTCTACGACAACACAGTCTGTGGTCTGTATATTATTATCCCACAAAGTACACCAAAGATTGGCTACTTGATCCTCGTCTAAACCTTTCAGTTTAACCACAACGTAGCGCTCTTCCAGACGATCATCCATCACTTCTTCTCCTCATGCTGTTCCAAAATCTTATCGGCGTAATAACGAATCTTACCCGTCTCATACTTCATATCATTACCAGCCTTCCCGGCACCAATCTTAATTCCCCAAGCTCGGACAAGACTTTTCATGGCCGTCCCGAAGGAAAAATCATTGCCGAAGAAAGCACTAATCATCTCTTCTGTCTTAATGTAGCACTTCCCCTCTTTCTGACGTTCGTTGAGAGTGTACAGAAGCCACTCAGCTACGGGAAGATCATAATATGAACTGCTACCACCATCTGATTTGATTGGACCTTTCTTTTCGTCCCCTACAACCACGCACTCTGCTCCAGACAAGCCCCACTCTCTACCGTTGTTAGTGAAATAGTAATAAGCTTGTCCGTGGCCATTAATACACGTCTTCTCAACTTCGTGAGAAGACTCCTTAAACAATCCCATATATTCATAACGATTAGTCGTTACACGAATCTTCATCTCCATTCCTCCTCTGTTACGTCTGCACAACAATCTTACTTAGATGTGACGAATGTTAGACATTCAACGTCCCGTCGATCCTAAGCCTTTGTCTCCACGCTTCGTAGACTTAAGCTCATCTACTTCTTCAAATTCCACTTGCTTTACAGGGATAACCATGCCCTGAGCAATACGTTCTCCAGCATTAACCTCCAAACCCCAACCCGGCTTATCACAGGCTAATTTAATCATCAATTCTCCACGAAAATCGCTGTCGATCACGGCAACGCAATTAGAAAGACGCACATCATTCTTAAAACCATGGCCACTACGACTGAAGACTAGCATAACATGATCTTCTGGGATTTCAAATGCAAGACCTGTAGAAAATACATGTGCTTCACCATGATCTACATCCCCATTAAGATATGTAGAGATGTCAAAACAAGCAGCCCCTTCGGTTGCATAAGTTGGGAGCTTAGCTTCTGGGTACAAACGTTTTACCTTCAGTTTCAATTCTTTCTCCTCTCTAATCTCTCTTTGGGAATCCTTTCCCTTCCTGTTTGCTTCTGCTAAGAAGTTATCCATGCTGCGTATTGTTTCATCTTTTCTTTTGTCTGTCAAGCACTTACAGATATTTATCCAGAAGATACTTCATAGAGACAAAGCAAGGATCATATCGACCATTCTCTACTTGGTTCTTCATCACAATGCCTCGCCAGTGACTCTTATAAGTCATTTAATTAGTTAATTCTCCTTAATGTAACCTAAATATTTAAGCTCTAAAGCTTCCCTTGCAGCAACAGCACAATCAAAACTTGAGTGGTTCCCTCCACTATATTTAACTTTGTTCTGGTAAAGGTAAACTCTCCATTTACCGAGCTTGTTGTCAAAACTTACGCCTGTTCTACCAGAGGTGTTGTTCTTAAATGTTGCCCTATTCTCAGACTGACGTTGCTCATCTGCCCATACACAATTCTTGGGAGAGTATCCTAGAGATGAGTCAAGACGTTCAAGTTCATAGCCTTCAGGGCATTCTCCCATATCCTCTACAAACAATGCAACATCTGACCAACGATCACAAACAGTAATTCCTTTGTCATAGTAACATTGCTTATCTTTCGTAGAAGCTTTATCTGAGCAGCGGTTATGCATGTGCCAAAAGGCGTTATAAGCCCTCAACCCAGACAGCCCATGTGTAGAACTCTGTTCAACATTGTAGCAGCCACAGCTAATGCTTGTTCCATTTTTAAGGTGTGCTGCGTGAACCAATCCCTCGTTACCACAAACACAAAGACAGTTCCACCTAGCAGCACTTTTACCTGTTGAGGGGTAAATGTAGTTCTCACCTCTGGAGACGATTGTCCACCTACCAAATACATTCCCAGTTAAATCATGCGTTCTTTGCACCTATCCACCTACCCTCTGAGTTCAAGATCATTGGCTCCAATATTGGTATAGAATCAATCACAACTCCAGTACCAATTATGGGGCGTTTAATATTCACATTGTTGTAATTGAATGCCAAGGCATCATCATCAATCAGACAACCACACTGCATAGCCCAGAACAAACCGTTTGGATTGCCCCAGTAGTCAACCTTAAATGATTCATGGTAATGTCCTTGGATCGCACACATTCCCATCTGCTGGCTGAGTTTAATCACTTCACTCGACTTACCGTGGTGGATGTAACATTTCTGTCCGTTTGGGAGTGTAATAGTCAGATCAAAAGACCACTTCCAACCACCATCAACACCAAGTACATCGTTATAGCTTTTAATGTAATGCTTAGGGATTCCAAAAGTCTTTGCCTTCCGCCACACCAAGCTTCCGTGGTTGGATTCAATAATGTCCATCGTCGGAAACATTTTAAACAGTTCTGCAATAACAGGCAGGCTTTTCCGCAATTCATCCCCAGCACTCGGCAAGTCAGGGTCACTGTCGTGATAGCTCAGTGCATGTTTATCTAGTTCGTCCCCCAAACAGATTATTCGTGTAGGGTTGTACTTAGCTTTCAGATGTTTAAGGAAAGCAATCAAATCTGGGTGGTGGTAAGGAATGTGCATATCACTAATAAACAGCACACGGCTGTTGTCCTCGCCCGCATCCTCCTTGCGGACAGAGAAGGTCTCAGAAGACTTCTTATTATCTACCAAACCCTGGGAGAAAATCTTTCGCAGATAATCACCTACTGTACTACGGGGCTTACCTAAATGACGCGCGATCTGCCTCCATGAGATACCTTCCCGTGCAAGAGTCTCTGCCTGTTCCTGCCAACTACTCTCAATCTTCTTCTTCAAACTACACCCCCTCTTTCAGCTTATCAAAATCCAAAAACCGACTAAAGTGCTCAGCTCCAACTTTCCTACTCCCTTCATAGCCAGCAGAACGAGAGAGAAGAATCTTTTCTTCAAGCTTCTCAAGCTTTAGCATTAGGTTTGTGTAATACGTATTCTGCGAATACCCGTCTTCTTTCATTCTTCATCCCCCATACTCTTAAGCTCATGTTTGAGCCAATCTCGAAGAGCTTTCAACCCTTGTTCTTCTCCAAGCTCATTGATTAGCTCTTTTGTGTTCACGAGGCACTGGATAAGAGCATCTTCATACCCAAGCTTATATTGGCATCCCATCACACCACACCAATCTGACTCATAAACACATTAGCAAACACACCAAACTGAACAATCTCTGCAAAGAACCAACAAGCAAAGAAATTCTCTTTGTCTAGCTCAAGCATCTCTTCATATTTATTCATTTTCTTTCTCCTCCATTAATTTTTCCACAATCTGAACTCTTCGCTTAGCTGAGTTGCTGGCTGGAATTATGCCATTTTCTTTCAGCCATTGCACATCCTGTTTTTCCTTTTGCAACAATATCGCAGTCTTCTCAGCTCTTGCCTTTTCTAAAGAGATTCCTTGAGCGTCAGCATAGGATTTGCACTTGTGGCACGTCTTACACAGCAAAGCATAGTCATCAAGAGAGCACTCCCACAACATAGCCTGAACAAACGCCCCAATTTCTTCTGAGCTTCGCATACTGTTATGCCCTGCTATGTGGTCACACTCTAAGTCTTTCTGACTAAACCACTCTTTACATTCTTCACATTGTCCCATCTTTACTTTAGGGAATCTTTTCTTCGATTTAGGATTGGGATTATCTCTCAGTTCTAAACGAGATTTAAGAAACTCAAGCTTAGGTCCGTATCTGTTCCAAAGCCCCTTTCGTATTCCTCCACGAACGTAACTAAGCCAAGCAGATTCAGATTTCCATAACTGCGGCCACTGTTCCCAAGGAGTCATACTTCAATCCCCAGCTTGTCAAATACACTAGGAAGATAAATCCGATCACCGTCCCACCTAAGCATGTGACACATGTCTAGACACTCTTGCATCACATACAGCCAGTCAATTGTAATGTCATCTCCCCGCCAACCCTTCACCACTTTTGTCTCCGGGTACAGATGTTTAAAGACTCCAATAGCAGCTTCAAACAACTCTTTATCATTCTTGCAATCTACAAGAGCCTTGTAGGCAGACATCTCCCCCCATTTGGTATCTGACATACAATTAGCACGGTAGTTGTCAGAGTCGTCAAGACCGCAACATTGCCACATCTTGAACATACGACCATAGCCTCGGACCTTCTTCCCGTTACCAGAGCTGTCTATCCACAGTTTGCCGAAACAATTGGTGCTGACAATACCCTCTTCTGGAAGCGTGAAGTTGAAGAGATTACTTCCTGCCCCATAACCATCTTTATCGAGGAGAATACAGAACTCATCCTTCTTGCCATAAGCTTCCATGTTTATCCTGTCGTCAACTTCGTGGAATGTAACAATCTCCGGCTTAAACTTCTTTTCCATGTAGGCTACAACGTCATCAAACAGCAACGGCTTTGGCGTGTCTTTGCGAGTGCCCTTATATTCCAACAGAGTGCTCATTTCTACACGAAATGAATCCCCTTTACCGATATAGTAGTTTACTTTATCTGCACCTGAAGCCTTTACAGCAGAATCTACAGAGAGTTTAACCGAGTGTAAGATATTTGCAATAGGTTCATCTTTTACTTTCTGCTTATCAATAATCTCAAAATCTTCTGGTTTAAAAGGTTCCAGGTCTTTTTCTTTGCGTTTGGCATTAAGATCACCAAGCCAACCACCTTCTTTCTTTTTGTGGTGCCCCCATAGTTCGGTGCGTGTCTTGAACTCCTTCTCTCGTCCGCTCTTCTTATGAACTGCAACAATGCTGCGCTCTTCACCAACAGAAGCCAAGCTGTATTTAAATGCGTCCAAGTCGCAATGTGCTGTTGTCATCCTCCCTCCTTAAAATATAACCCTTCTTTCTCTAGAAGACTTACTGTAAAACCGCCGTCAAGAAAAGCACCTATCAATTTACGAGCAACGTTGTGGCAATCTGACTCTCTCCCTCGGTAAAGCTCTTGTTCTCCATCACCTGCATATACAGCATATTTGTGATATCCACCGCTCTTTGTCAGCTTAACCTGATAACGCAAAGCAGCCAGCTCGTCCATAATCTCGTGTGGATAATCACTGGACATGGACACCTCCTCGGACACGAGGTGTTACACCTGTTAAAAGCTCAAATTGATGTGCTGTCTCCTTGACTATCTCACACCAATCATCCGTAACTTCTTGGTAATTTGGAATCTTAAATCCGATAAACCAATCTTCACGATCTGAGTCATAATAGGGACTTGCGTACTCAAAGTAACACTCAATAACTTCTCCTGCATCATCAAGAGCTTCGTGTTCAGAAGTTTCACCCTGTTCAATAATCTTCTCAAAGAACTCTTCAAGCTCTCCGTAAGAGCATCCCACCATCAGTTTGCTATCAACATCGATCCCCATATAGCCCTCCTCCTAAAGAGAGGGGCATGTCTCAGCCCCTTGTGTTTCTTAGTTGTTGTACTGAGTCAACTCTTCATATTTGCGGAAGACAGCGGTGGTGGCTTCACGCTTCTCTTCGTAGTCGTTCTTCGCTTGAAGCTTCGCGGCTGCTGCAATCAGCTTAATATCTTCTTTGCTGATACCTTGAGGATTCTCTTCTTCCGAATACTTGGCATCATCTTTAATCTGCTTGATATCGTCAGCAATAGTGAGCTTCTGAGATTCAAGATCAACAAGACGATCAAACAATTCTCTCTGGGAAATACTCATATCTTTATTTTCTCCTCAATTAATTAAATACAATTTCTACGTTACCCACTTGACCCTTCTCAATGTCTATCTGAAAAGCTACGCGGTCGAAGTCATCACAGTTAAGCTCTTTCTCAACAAGAGCATCCATCTTTTCCAGAAGACTGTACACTTTGCTGTCTGGCTTCATATAGCCGATGATACAAGCAAGGATGTAGGCTTCTTCATCTGTAAGGCTAATGGTTTTCATCTCATTTCTCCTAAGACAGCCCGCCGTATTTCAGACGGGCTTTGTTTTAAGCTAATTTCTTCGGAATTAGATTAGAACGGAGCGTCTAGCTCATCTCCGAAAGGATCAACTTCTTCCTGCACAACCTCTTTCTTTGCTTTAGGCTTAGAAGTCTCTTTAGTTGCTTCTTCATAAGCTTTCTCTTGAGCTTCAGAAGGCTCACGCTCAGGGATGCCACCAAGATCAGCAAGACCACCTTTAACACCGCCAAGTTCATCAAAGCTTGAACTACCGCCAGTTGGCTTGTACTCGATCAGTTCATCAACACGAATAGCTTTCAGCTTGGCAAAAGTACCAAAGTCATTACTAACTTCATCAAACTGGGCAACACCTTTAGAACCATTAGCAACTTTAGTGGTGGCGGTGATATCAACATTACCATCTTCAGTTGCAAGAAGAACACGAGGCTTTGCGTAGTCAGCAATCGGAGTACCATCCTTATACTGAGCCGGTTTCTTCAGCTTGATTACATACAGCTCATCACCTTCAAAGGGTGGTGCAAACTTGTAAGCACGTTCGAAATCATCACGATCCACCTCCTTAGCTTTCTGCTTCTGATATTTCTTGTTCCACTCTTTTGCTACAGCTTTCGGAACCACTACATCGACAGAGTATTCTTTCTCTGTTTTCGAGCCATATTTAAAATCGGCTTGGTCAACTTTGCAGTAGGCGAAAACGGCATCTTTAATAACTGGCATAACTATACATCTCCTCTTTGATTAAAATGATTTGTGACATTTTTGGAACGGAAGTCACACTCCGTTGAAGCTGTGTATTGTTTCAAACTTTTCTCTTTTAGTCAAGAGAATAATTAAATTATTTGCTCTTAAAATACATCGTAGAGCAGACGAACAGAAGAACTACAATCACCGCTGGTGCCCACAAAGGAGCAGTGACAACAGCCCAGCTAATCGTAGCAATTCCTGCAAGCTTCAGTCCAAACATAATCAGGAACATCATTCCCAAAATGAACCACATACTCTGTTCTCCTTATTTCTGAATTTTACCAAACAATGACCAATTACCATCACGGAAGTCTCCACGAGGGTCAGATTGGCGCTCCGTACCGAATCCGTCTCGTGATCCCACATCATCAAGAAGTCCCTCTAGTAGACCCGCTAAATCTTCAGCGAAGTATTCATCCTCTTTCACCAAATCTACAATACGTGGTAGAACAACAATGAGGTTCTTTTGATGCTTCTCCATCATCCACCCTCCTTATCGTTGAAAGCTATCAAATGAAAGCTTAACAATCTTAAATTTAGTGTGTCCATGACGCTTTGCATAACGTAGCTGAGAGCGAGCCTCACGTCTAGTTTCACACAAAGCAATTACATTTCCTTTCTCATCTGTTGTAGCCCATGCTTTAATCTTTTCAATGTTCATTTAGATTTCCTCCACTTCTTCTGGTTTAAGCCAACTACCATTACCAAGAGCATCTTCCACACGATATGGAAGACGGTAGTCCTCTTCATCATATTCCGTGACCGTTACAATGTCTCCGATATCTTGATAGTGGTCTGAGATATCTTTTACAACCCGGTACTGCTTTCCTACTACAAGCTCTTTCAAAGTTGTCTGATTGTCTTGTTGACCTTTCTCATTAACAACACGCTCATATTCCATGAAATCTTCAAAGGAACCGAAATATAGAGATGTTGTGACGGAGAGATTTCCGTCTGTTTCAGTGATTGTTTTAGTTACAGATGCCATCTCTTCTCTCCTAAGCCCTCAAGGCTTTCTTGTTAATGTGTGTACATTGTGAAGCATGTTTTAGGGGTTGTCAAGGGAATTTTTAGAGATTAGTGAATCTCAGCAGCATTTGCACCAACCTTGTACTCCCCGTCCAATTCTACCTGCATGTTCAACACTTCTCCAGCTTTTTTAATGTAATCAACGATGAGTTGTCCAACCTCTTCAGCAACTTCCGGCTCTGCCTCAAAATCTCCTTGGTCATGGAAGGCTGCCAACCGCTTAACGACATGTCCCTTGTAATTGTAGTAGGGGCGCCCCATTTCATCAATCTGTAGCCAGCCAAGCTTGTTATCCATAAAGCAGAGAGCATATGTAATCACTGTAGCACCAAGGCTCTGACCACAAAGATTTACAAGCAAATGCTTAGACCGTACAGATAAAACACGGCCATCTTTGCCAACAATGTACTTCTTCTGCCCAACACCTTCCCACTGTTTCTCCATCTCTTCTTTGAATTTCTTTAGACCTTCGTTGGCATTCCAGTAATTTTCGTATGCCACTTTACCGGCCTGCTCTGTCAAATCAAGAGATTTTGTAAACTTCTTAACCGAGGCACCATAGGCCAGCGAATAGGCTCCTGTCTTAGCCTTGTTCCGCCAAGGCTTGAACTTTGGATCGTCCTTATCAAAATCTGGTGACTTGATATCAAACATTGCTGTCTCTTTTGGAAAAAAGATTGTTGCATTGTATGAGTGACTGTCTCCGTTCAGCACCAGATCAGCGAATTTACCATTATCATGCTTGAACGTGTAGTCAGCAACAGTTCTGTTCTCTAGCGCGGCGGCATCTGCTGATACATATTTCATACCTTTATCAACAATGAACAAACTCCTCATCTCATAACCCTTCACAACTTCTGGTGACGCCTTGGGCAAGTTCGTAATACAAGAATGCTTCACTCGAAATGTTGGCGTGTACCCAGAAATTTCAGCAGACAACCTCCCGTCAAACTCAAGTCTCCAGTTGTTCAACCACCCAGTAACCACGCTCTTTCGGTTACGAAGAGAGAGAAAGCGCACAATTCTCTTCGGCAACTCTCCATCAAGCTTCAAGAGGTTAGGACAAATTTTGCCCCCTTCCTGAATCTTTGGACTTGTTATAATTACTTCTCCCTTGGCATCCCGCATTGGCTTACCGCGTTCGTCTCGCTTGAAGTTCCACATGCTTGGTTTCCATGAACGCTGCATAAACCATTCTTTAATATCATCGCCGTCCTTAATCTCCATAGGAAGCTGGATATCGAGAAGTTGACCGCCAATTATGTCGTATTCTTTTCCATAGAACTCCCATTTTCCGTTTTCTTTCTGAACTCCTTCGTGTTTCTCAATCCACTTTTCCATTATAGCCGATAGAGTACCATCCTTACGATACGGCTTTTGGGGCATAGTGTAAAGTTTCTTTTCACCTTCTTTTAATTTTCGTGGTGGGAGCTGAGGCAGCACTTCCCGTTCAAGCTCATCCATCTCCACATCAATTTCTGCAATAAGCTTCTCTGCCGCTAGCTTATCAAACAAAATACCTGTGTAGGCTTGCGCAGAATACAAATAGTAATCTTTGTGCAAAGCCTTCGAGGCAGAAGAAAACGAAGCTCCAGCCTTTGACATTTGGCCATACATGTGACCAGCAACTTTACGAAGATGGTTGTACACGTCAATTGTCAAAGCAACGTCTTGTTCGCAATAAATCCGCATTTCTTCAGAGTACTTTGAAAAGTCGTGGAAATCAATTTTACTGTTATGTAGCTCCTCTCCCCAAGAGGCCAAGCTGTGTCGGGGACGATCAGGCGATAGAAATTGAGACAAAACATACAAATCTACAATCTTGCATTTGTGCTTAAAATCTAGCCAATCGTTACCGCCTTTTCCAATATGAAAAGCAATATCCAAATGCTTCCACAACATCCAATGGTCGTATCCAATACCGTTATAGGACACAACTGTTGGGCAGTCGCCAAACGAGTTGTGCCAATCCATAAACAAACGCTTGCACTCTTCTTTACCTTGTCGAAACGGATAAAGACTCAGTTCTCGTTGTTTGTCTAGACTTTTGAAATGAATAATCCAAACTTTTTGTGACTGGAGGTAGAAATTATCTGCCTCCATGTCAAACGCATACCCACTAACTTCAGCCATACTTCCTCCTGTTTAAATCTTGTCCATTGTTTCAGAAAAAGCAGGAGGCGTCAAGCCCCCTTAAAAGTTCATAGCTTTTGATTCTGGATAGTAAATCCATCCTTCGTCATCAGGAACAACGTGCAGCCTTCCATCTTCAAGCTGAAGCATCGTGTCACAAACCCCTAGCTCTCCCCATTCTCTGTCCTTGAGGATTTTGGTTCGGACCCGGCCACGGGTTTCATCTGGTAGCACCTCATTCTCAAGAGCAACAATACAGCTGCTCATTTGTTCAATACCAGATGAGCCACGAAGAAACTCCTTCCGAACTTGTCTCCAATAGGCTTTCGGCTCTTCGCCCTCTTTAAGCTTAGGCCCATTGTCCTCGACCCTCTTAAGGTGACAAACAGCGTGAATAGTCACTTCATTGTTTGTCATAAAAGCGGCCAGCTCTTCATAAAGCATGTCGATATCTTTGCGTTCGTTGTTGCTCTCCAAGCCCGCTACCACCATTGAAATGTGGTCAATAAAGATGTGTTCACACCCGCAAATAAAATGCAAATACTTAATCTGCTGCATAAGCTTGTCAACTTTCATAGAACCAAAGTGGTCTAAAAAGTAGGTCTTGCCGTTAGAGATAACCTTATCCTTAGCTTCAAGGATTTGTTCTCGTGTAGCAACAGACAAGGGATTCTTTCGGAAATCTGGTAGACGAACACCAAGCTCCAAAGCAACCAAAGACTGTTGTGTTTTCTTAGTTGGCTCTTCTAGAAAGATAAAACCCACCTTGTATCCAGCCGCAACCAACTCCCATGCAATTTCACGATTCAGTGTAGACTTACCCACCCCACTAAATGCAGTGTAGGTAATTAGCTCGTTACCTGTTCGAATTCCGTGAAGCTTTTCCATAAGCTTAGGATATCGTTCAATGTAATGCCCTTCACGCAAAGGTTCAAGCAAAGAATCAATATCAACATCATCGCCACAAATAATCTTCTCTGGGCTATATTTCTCCAGCCCGAAGGCCAGAATCTTGCCAAGTTCTGAAGCATAGCCTTGCAATACACAATCACGAGCATCCTTTAGGTTATGCGGGTGTGTGATTGTATAAATATTGTCGGACAACAGAAGACTTGCCACTTCTTCTTTTGCTTCCTTCCCCTTAAGAATATTCTTCTTAAGCTCCTTGGGTGTAGCAGAGTCGGAGTCGAACGCCAAAACAATATCAGAGAACGATTGAACAAACTCAAGATTATGCGCCACGGACTCTGCTGCATTTGCTGTGCCCATTGAAATAGACACAACGCTTGGTTCAATCTTTCCTTCATACTTGGTTCCACGAAGGCTTTCAAGGATCGCTCGGCGGGTTGCCGGAACCTCTTCCTCTCCTTCAACAATAATCAGCTTACGACCACCTTTCGGTGTCTGTGGCTGACCAAACATCTGGGCATTGATTTTAACTGTACCAACAACAGTAAAATGAAAATCGTGGTCTTTTGGAACTGTCCAGTCTCGCTTTTTAAACCCAGTCAACTCTCCCGATTTGCTATAATATGGGAAGTATGTGGCTTCAATTGTCTTACCATCCTTGGTACTGACACAAGATCGAATCTCATAAAACTCCGCATCTTCTTTAGTCAGTCCGCGTTCAGGGACTGGGAGACACTTGTACTTAAGAACATCTTCCAAGCTCTCTTTAGCAAAAACACTCTCACTTTCTCGCATCTTATCTCCTCGTTTATATTTTCGTTGGTATGTCACAGCCCTGTCCCCATATCAATATTCAACTTCATCAACTTGCGCTTGATAATAACCCTCCCGATACCCCACATCATACCCTTCTTGATTAGCCTTCTCAGCAATCCTCTCAGCCTCAGCTTCAGAAATCATCCCCTGAAAGATGTGTTCAAGGAAATCGCTCATATCATAGGAGCCGCACGTAATCAACCCCCTATAGGCATAGGAGCGAAGGTCTTCTGGAGAATATTGACGGAAGCCCTTTAAAATATTAATTTCCATAATTATTCCTCCCATTGTCCACGTTGTACACAGAATTTAGCTGGTATCATTGTCTTCGTAGCAGCATTGTACATTATTTGTGTTTGCCATTCATTGAATGGCCCTTTCTTAGATTCTTCCATTCCAGCATAAAGTAGGAAGAATACACCCATTGCACACCAGAATACAAAGCCAACCATTGCAATTTTGTTGTCGTACAGTGATTGCGTCAGCAAGAAAAAGAACACCACAAAATACCCAACAACAATCAACGTAATCAAGAAGGCTTCAAACATAAATCATTCCTCACCAAGAAGTGTCATAGTATTCTTTCAGGGTATTGTAGTCACTCATCAACTCAGCGTCAACCTTCCCGTAAAGAACCGAATAATTGTGACATGTGTCCCGAAAGATTCGACCATCAATGTCATCATATTCATGGGCAAGCTCAAAGATTTCATCGTAGATTTCCTGATCTTCTGGGGTTTCTACAGTGAAGGAAGAAATGGCGTATTGTACACGACCATACCCATCGTTCCAGTCATTACGGGTGTCCTCCATTGCTCGTGCAAGCTTGAAATATTTACACTTGCTGTCGAGGATGTCAAGCACATCAGACCAATCATTATCTTCTGTCAAACCATACTTAACCTGCAAGCGAGCTTTAGCCAGCACCTCTTTCTTAGCTTTTTCTGCTTTCACTTTCTCGGCCTCAGCGGAACGAATCTTTCCTTTCAAATCGTTTGCAATTCGCTTAAAGGTTTCTGGATAGCTGTTGAGGTCACGAAGCTTTTGCTCATAACCATCGGAAGTCTTAACATTTCGCTGCAAATCACCAATGTAGCCTGCCGTGTGACGTGTTTCTGTCTTGTTTCGACTACGACTCGATTTGTATTCGTAAGTGCTGTAGCCGGACGGGATTTTGAGAGTGTCCCGCATCAACAATGACACTTTCTCATGAATCTTGAGGTTGTTCTCAATAGCTGGAACGTTTACATTGTGGGCATCTGTAAGCTTCTGAATGTCCTCTGTGAGAACAGAAAGAGCCTTTTCGAGAAGCTTGTCCACTTCCTCAACAGTGTTCGGTTCACGTGTAGATGACCAATAACCGCCCTCAATCTTCCATCCATGAGCAACAGCCCAACATGCACTCCCAGCTCGTGGAAGGTCGTTAATTTTCATAGGTGGAGGGAAAGCATCATCAGCCTTTTTCTTAAGCACTTCCACTTGTGCCTTCAAAGCATCAAAGGCCTTGTCTACGCTGTCAACCCAAGTATTCATCTCTATTCCTCCATATATTCGATTTGTTCCACCATCTTAACAACAAATGGACGAGAAAACAAATAGACTGTGGCTCCTTTTTCATCCTCTGAAATACAGGCAGCAATCTGTGTTCCTCCGTTCTTCAAATACATATCAATCTCACGAAGAAGAGAGGATTTTGATTTATGGAGTGTCTGTTGCATTACTTGTTCTCCTTAATAGGAACGATATACTTGTTTTAGCTCATCTACAAGACGTTGATTCTGCTCCTCAAGCTCTTTGATTCGTTCCTTAAGGATTGTCTCTCCCATGCTAGGAAGCAGAGCAACAGCCAGTTGCTTCATATCCATCCGCCAACCTTGTACACTAATCAGATGCTCTGCGCCATATGTATCACTTACAGTGAACGATTGCTCACTCACTTGTGTAATTTTCCCTTGCAAGATGTTTTCAATGCAACCAGCAACACGATAGGAAATATTGCATTCTGTGTCTGTCTCTACATATGGAAGATAATCAGTGTAAAGACGAGACATAATGTCTTCAAGCACATCACCAGCTTTTTGCTTAAGCTCCTCAAGAGCGTCTTGTAGAATCTTTTCTTTTGTGCTCACTTCACCACCTCCAATTTAACAGACTTCTTTTCCGTAGGCTCAGGCTCATTATAAAAGCTTTCCTGTCTCATAGAAATCTCAGCTTCAATAATATCTTTGAATGTATACAGGCCAGACAAAGAAATATTCTTTAGATGCTCTGCTACAGGAAGCCAGAGAGACATATCGTCATTCACTTATCTTCCTCCACAAAACGAAGACCTGATTCATAAAGATGTGCAGCAACATCAGTATAACCAGACATACGTTCGGTTTCAATCAACACGTCCGAGATAGCGTCAATAACCTTCTTTCGCTCTTGTGCTGCAATTTCATCATCTGAATACGAAGGGCGGAACTCACCGGCCTCACCGTATAGTATTTCAGTGGATGTCTGCATAATGGCTAGCGTAGTTCCATAATCCTCCCCAACGTATACGATCGTTCCTTTCAGCCACTGCATCAAGTCGTTCTGACACTCGCACACCGTCCCAACGGGAGGAAGCTCTCCGTTTTCATACCATGAATTGTCTTGAGCTTTTGGGGTATCTTTCATAAGCTTAAACTCTTGCAAATATGCGTTGAGCATTGAAACCTCGACACTGTTTTGATTGATCCAATAGGAACCAAGTGTACCATCTTTTACAACATTTAGGATAGAGCCTTTTGGGACTGATGGTTCGTAGCATCCTGCCACCAACTCCACCTTATCACCAACCTTAAATTCCATCTTCATTTCCTCTGTATTGTTTGGAGTAGATTCGCTTACACCATAAGACACAACGTCGTTTTCTGCACTGATTTTCTGCACTAAATAACCACTTTCGTTTGACTTCTGAAGCTCTTCTGTGGCTTCGTGGTTGATTTCTGATTCTCCCACCCACCAAACCCTACCTTTACTGCCCAACGTGTAAATAGTATAGTGCTCTACATCTGTTCCTGCATCACACAACCCTCCAATGCGTACTGCTACGCCGGGTGTGAAACCCTTGTGGGTATCTACAGTTTCACCAAGCACCACCACGTCATCAAGATTATATTTAAGACTCATCACTCAGCCTCCACAATCCAATGTTTAATTTTCTTTTCGTAAGCCTTACTCAAACGCTCGGTTATATTGCTGGTCACTCTAGACTTGCGATTCACTGCAACCTCCAGATCATTAAACTGAAACTTAACATAGGCAACCATCGGAAGCAAGCTAAGAAGCTCAATACTCTGCTCGACGGCATCTGAGATGCTTGTCCCTGCCAAGAAATCTACCTGTAATTCCATAGAAGCTTTCATTCTTCTTCCTCCAACATCAGTTGATAGCGAGCCTCTTGCTTATCTGTGTAGGAGATGTCACATCCTGACATCATCCCATTCTTACGGCTTTCCTTCTTCTTGTCAAGCTCAATTTTAGGCTTGTTGAAGGAGAATGTGTGTTTCTTGACAATGTTACGTTGTTTCATTTTAGCTCAAAACCTGTCTGATTAAGGAATTCTACAAGCCGTTTCGCCAACCTGTAGCTCTGCTGATCTTCTACAAAACGATTACCGTCTTCTGGCGTCCAACCGTGCAAGACCTCCCTTGTACTGGCGAAGGGGGTAGCAGAGTAATCTGGTTTAAAACCCTAAGCACATTCTCACCATCATAACAAACCACCGTACCATAATACTTACCAACCAACGGGGCCAAGGCCCACAGTCGACCCGAGTCTGCTTTTTCTTCATGCTCAACCCGATTGATCGTTTCCATTTTCTCTCCTAGCCTCTTCGGCTTTCTGTTGTCGATGGGCATATTCTACATCAACATCTCAGAAAGCATAATTGTAAATTTCTATCGAAAGGGTAGAGGGTGATAGAGGAAATTGTAGGAGGTGGTGTGTTGACATTTAGGGGAGGATGGGTGGAGAATTGGTGGTGATTTTATAGGCAGTTTTATGAATTTGTGTTCTGGGTTTTTCTCTGAAACCCTTGCAGCACTAAGGCTGGAGAGCATTTTATTGTAGATTTTAACCCCATCCCGGTACTAAGGCTGGGTGGAAATTTGTAATACGCGGCCTGAATGTAAAGATTGTGTAAAGATGGTTGCACATACATTTTTCCGTGGTACTATTCACCCATAGATTCAAAGAGGCGTTTCGGCATGGTTCCCTCGGTTCAGCGACCAAAAGCAAAACCTGACACAAACCGATTTGTTTAGATTGCACGGAAGCAATTGTTGAGACAAATGACGGATACTGAAAAGTTAGTGCTGGCAATGACGACCTCTGTCAACCAGTGACCTGCATAATGGAATCTCGAAAGAGAAGGCCCGTAAGAAAAGAAAGAAATTTGTTTTCTGCCTGTTTGACGCGAATACCTGAGACAGTCGTAGCGTCTTATAGTGGTGAGGGTTAAGTCACCAAGGGAATGCCACCTACGGGCAAGGTGGTTAAGGCAATGCTGTGTGCCTTGAGAGATAGAATCTTGTTCTCCTTCTGCTTTACTGAGCAGATGTGATTATCCTTAGAATACTGAGTGTATTCAAGTGGGCGCATTGGTGCCTGCTGGGTAGTTGCAGGGAATGAGAGAGGGTAGGTTTATCTAAAATTTAAGGAGATGGAGTGGATTATAGAAAGCACTATGCAAAGTTAATTTCTACAAGGATTAACCTAAAAAGAGAAAAGTCAAAGGCAGATTATTACGAGTGTCACCACATAATTCCTAGGTGTCTTGGAGGGAGTGACGACAAAGATAACTTAATTCTCTTAACTGCAAGAGAACATTTTATTGCGCACCGACTTTTGAATAAGATGCACCCAAACGAGAAAGGGCTTTTGTGGGCTGTTTTGTTTTTGTGTGGTAAATTCTCAAAATCTAATGACACCCGAATAACCAATAGGGTGTATGAAAAGTTGAGGCGCGAATCCTCCGAGCAGAGGATTAAACAAGCTGAACACGAAGATTGTTTGCCGATTATGATGAATTTTAAGGTAAAGAGGGAAATTTGCAACACCCTCCGTCCCGTTCAGCGCATGGGAGAGAAAATAAGTAAGAGACAGCTTACGTCCATAAACCTTTTATTGGGCAACCTGATAGGAGCAGCAATGTTAGATTGTAGCCTAACATACCCAAGGAGTAGAAGTCTCGTTTTTAGCAACAAAAAAGTCTCTGTTCACTCTATACTTCGCGCCGAGGAAATTTTGTTGCGTCTTGGGTATATAGAGTCCGTTCTAATAGACTCCACAAGCCCACTAGCTAAGAGGAAAAGGTGCAAGGTCACGCCATCGGGTAAGTTACTTCTCGATTTTGAAGCGTGTTCAGTGGCTTGTAAAGAGGAGATGGAAAGGTGCCTAGCTTCGTAGTGGCAGAGCGACATGAAGAGCTTTTGATTCAGACAATGGGCGATTGCTTTCGTAAGCGTTTTGGGGTTGACACGTTGGTGCCAGTGACTGTAAGCTTCAAACAAGACGGGACAGTGTATAAGAACCACATTTTGGCGTAGGAGAGAAGTCCTTACAATCGTAAGGAAAGCATGTAACATCCTTGAAAATTGACAATATCCGTACGAACGTGAGGATTTAAAGATGAAAATTCTAGAAGACAAAGGATATAAATGCTGGAAAACTGACCAAAACGAATACAGCACCACAAAACATTATCAGCGACGTGTTGATAGGGACGCTTGGTTTGATGCTCCGCTGTGCCGTTGTAATGAGAAGTTGTGTATTAACATCGATGAGCATCAATTCTCAGTTGGTGAGATTAGCGGACACTCGTTCACTGTAAGTATTTGTGCAGAGGGCGAGGATGGAGACTGGTGCGATATCAAGATTTACGGTATCAAACCTGATGAGATTGAGAAAAAGATTGACAGCTTTGAAGACAAGGTGTTGAATATGTGGAAAGCATTCAACGAGTAACGACTTTAAATGAACACATATTCATCTAAGCTATACAATATGCTTATTGAAGCAGGGTTTTCCATAGAAAAGATTGATAGGCTCTGGACAATCTTTAGCTTGACGGCTGATAAGAAACAGCCTATTCTGTGGTCAGCTTCATTGGGAAGCCTTCTAAAACAAGCTGAAATTGAATTAGGAATGTGAGAAATGAACACAGAACTTGAGTTCGTATTGGCAGGTCGAAGACCCATTTTAAAACTAAACAAACTGAGGTAAATACTGTGCGTAAGAAAAAGAAATTAGTGTGTGGTGTTGGTTGGAACGATGCTGACTACCAGATAACAGAACAACAGGTCACAATTGATGAGTACGGTGGGAAGAAGAAGATTACGTGGATGTGCCCGTTCTACTGGAAATGGAAAAGCATGTTGCAACGGTGTTATTCCCCTAAACTACAAGAAAGAAGACCGACCTACGTTGGTTGTTGTGTTTGCGAAGAGTGGCTTACATTCTCTAATTTCAAAGCTTGGATGGAGGTACAAGATTGGGAGGGTAAGCAGCTTGATAAAGACTTGCTAACTCCGGGAAACAAAGTATATTCTCCAGAAACATGCGTATTTGTAGACAAACGGGTTAATCTATTTCTAATAGAGTGCTCCGCTACCCGAGGGGGGTGCATAATTGGTGTCTGCTGGCATAGAGGGGCTAATAAATTTCAGGCGCTGTGTGGCGATGGATCAGGAAAGCAGAAACATCTCGGTTGTTTTAACACAGAACTCGAAGCTCACAAAGCATGGCTTGCTTTTAAGCTTGAACAAGCTAAAATTCTTGCTGCCGAACAAACAGACACCAGAGTAGCAAAGGCTCTTGTTGATCGTTATGAGAACTACGATCTTCAAGAGTAAAACTCCTCCTCGTCAGACAGCAATATTAGTGCTAGAATTGTTGAAGATTGTGAACATGCTATTAAACTTGGGTATAGCGTTCTTGTGCAGCATTTGAAGCATTGGGAAAGCTATACAGCACAAGATGATGAGGATAAGGGGTATGTCCAAGCCCTTAAAGATTTTGAAGATAAATTGTTTACAATGGGGGGCGGATTGTTGTGAGTCGATTTGAGTGTGAAATTTTAGAAAGTGTTAGTGGTTCTCGAGCAGATATTAGCCCGTTTTCGCGGGAAATCGTTGTTATTAGTTTATTTGATGGTATAAGTTGTGGTTTGCAAGCCCTTAAAAATCTAGGGTTTACTAATATAAAATATTTTGCCTCGGAAATTGAACCAAACGCAATTAAAATCAGTGAGAAAAATCACCCCGAGATAATTAGACTTGGTGATGTGAGGACAGTTAAAATTAATGGTAATTATATTGAGTCTGAAAATGGTAAATGGCGATTGGGGGACGAGAATTACTACCAGAAGGTTGACCTTATTTTGGCAGGTTCACCTTGCCAGGGCTTTAGCTTTGCTGGGAGTGAATTGAATTTCAATGACCCTCGATCTGCACTATTCTTTGAGTTCGTGAGGATTAAAAAAGAAATTGAGGATTACCAAGGAAGCGTTGATTTTCTACTCGAGAATGTAAAAATGCGTGCGGAATTTGAAGACGTAATAACACACCATCTTAAGACTTGGCCGGTAAAAATTAATTCAAGGGCTTTTACGGCACAAAACCGAGAGCGATATTACTGGTCTTCCTTGCTACAAACAACAATTTATGGCGAAAAAGACATAAAAGATTTTGAACATTCGCCAAAGATTGTAGACATTTTGGAAGATAAAGATTATAAAGGGGTGTGGACTTGGCCGAGAGGTTATAACAAAGGCGGTACTCGATTAGTGGACAAAATGCCTTGTATTACTACAAGCAGTTGGCAGCATAATTTCCTAGTGGAAAAGGAAAACGGAGAGCGCAGAAAGTTTACACCGATCGAGTGCGAAAGGGCACAGGGTTTTGGATTTATTAAGAAAGAGGTAGAAATTTTTACATGTTTAGACCAAGCAAAGAACTTTGTAAGTGTGGTAAAGAAAAATCCCAAGTTGCTAAAACTTGTTTTGAATGTAGAAGAAACAGAACTACAAGAGTTTGTAAAGGCTGTGGGGTACAATACTCATCAAAAGTTTCTGCTAACAAAATATACTGCTCCAGAAAGTGTAGGTATGGGGATACCGCTACAAACAAAGCCTCGCAACCAACAAATAGAACAGTTTTTGAGTGCAGACAGTGCGGAACAGAAACAACCGTGCCTCTTTCAAAGAACAGGGGAGGTTTCTGTAGTTCAGGGTGTTTCTATTTGTATAATAGAGGGGAAAATAGCGCAAATTGGAAGGGGGGAGTTACCTCAGAAAGACAGTCTTTTTACTCAACAGACACTTGGAAAGATGCAATTAAATTTGTTTGGAAACGAGACAATGCTACATGTCAACGATGCGGAATCCATTTTGAACATGATGATGGACAGCAGTTCCACATTCACCACATTGTCCCGTTTATCTATGAAGAGTACAGATCAGATTTTGAGAATTTGCTACTGGTTTGCAGAGAGTGTCATTACTGGATACATTCCAATGCAAACGGGGAAAGCCTGTTTATCTCTGAGCCTGTATGATGGGTACACTGCGGGAATATCAGATAATCAGCGATATAAAGTATTGGGGAATGGTTGGACAGTTCCTGTCATTGAGAGAATCTTATCAGCTTTATGTGGCGATTAAAAATTCCAATTATACACGAGAAAATGTTAAGTCTATACTAATACCCATAAACAGAGCGGAGTTGCGAAATGAAAACCATGTCTCAGATTGAAAAAATTGACGCTGAGTGGCTGACCAACGAACAAAAGGGTATGTGCAATTACTGGCTAAAGAAGGGTGCGGGAGTTTATGTGGAAGGCCCGTATATGTGCAGTTTTCACAAGAAAGAATACGGCTACCTATGGGTAGATACAGGTAAAAAGTTGCTTAAACTTGATGGTCGTGGGTATGATGTTAAGATGCAGTGTGAGACACATCCCAAATTGTGTAATTTTTCAGGAGAATAGCTATGTTAGGCTATAACCAACACCTGTCAGCAGCTTGGAACGTATACAAAAATCTACAATACGTTTCAAAGGCTATCAACGCTTATGACTTGGGCTATTGGCGAGCATGGGCTACAGCTCAGATTTCTTATGACGCCAGAGACATGTTCAAAGATGAAGAAAAAGCTAAGAAAGCTGTTGACAAAGGAATGCAGTTGATCCAAGATATCTCAACTGCCAGAGAAAAGCAGCTTAAGCAATCTAAAATGTATTGAGGAGAGAGAAATGAAAATCCGTATGAATGCACAAGAGCAACACAACGAATACAGCAACAACAAGCAGAAAGAGCGCAAGGAGCATAAAAACTTCCGTGAGCTTCGCAAGAATCGTAATAACCGCTGGCAATCGGCTGACTAAGATTGATAGATTCTTTTCATAAGCTCCTTGGTTGACTCCTCGGAGCTTTTCTTTTATTCTTCTCTTAACAAAGCAATTTAGCTGCAAGAGGAAAAGAAAATGATCAGCATTCCAAGAGGTTACGGGTTTAGGTCTGGTGTTGGTGCTACGGTTGAAGACGGGACACAGGATGACTGGAGCGGCGTATCGCCCAACGGGAGACAGTGGCGTAACCCGTTGACAAGAGAAGTGAGAAACCTTTCGGGGAGTGCGTATTGGGAACTCCGCAAAGCTCAGTCGGCTGATGAGATTATCAAGCCTGATGTCTGGACAGCAGATGGTAAAGCTAACATTAAAGCTTTCTCCGACGAAGCTTTGGGCCTTAATCAAAAGAAAGCCCCAGCTAAGAAAACTGTTCCAATTGCACATCAAATTGTTCCACAAGAGAAAACCCTTGATCGTTTGGACAAACAAGAGGCTGAGCTTTACAAAGCTTTTGAAAAGCAAGAGATTAGCGAGGAAGAATTTAAACAACTCATCTTCGCCTTGGAGCAAAAGAGGCATCGAGCATGGAAATCTCGTTGTAAAGCCCTCGGGATATCATCTGACGATGATCCTGATGAATCAACAGACGAAGAAATGCTGCCAGAATGGCAAGATAGGGCAGAGATAGTAGGGAAAAACAACGTAGAAAAACGCGATTGGTGGGAAGGTGGAAACGTTTTCATCCTTACACACAAGAAGCTAAAAGACGTAGTAAAATCAGCACTAAATAAGAAATTGTCTGTTGACAAAGAAAAGCTTAGTCCTTATATTGGAGGCGTTGTCTTAAGCTTTATAACGTTTGTAATTTTGTTTTGAGGAGCGTACACAATGAAATCGACATGGCACATCCTGCATATCTTGATGATCTTCCTAACGGGCGGATTGTGGATCATCATCTACATTTGGCGTCTATTGGCTAATGCTCACAGCAACAGGAAGCTTGAATATGCACAACAGCACCGCCAGCTAGAAGCCATGGAACGCTTAGTGGCACATACAGAGGCTGCTGATAAGCTTAAGCTATTGAAGAGCCAAGAGCAATAGAATCTTTTGTGTGGGTTTTCCTTGAAAACCTCTTGACGACATAGGCGGATTGGGTCAGAATAGCCCCAACAGAAACGAAAACCATCAAGGTGAAGAAGATGATTAGCAGAAACGTCCACTATGTAGACAACAGCGGCACCAACGCCGTCGCTATGTTTTTCCCTCAGTTTGCTGAAGCATACAAAACCGGGAAGCTTTGCGAAGAGTTGTCTGATTTGTTTGAAATTGAGATTTTGGAAGGATATAATGAGGACGGCAGTGACCGCATGATCATCAACGCTGCCTAAACTAGACCAAGGCTGGCAAGGCCCCTTTAAAAAGAGCGCAAATGAAAAAGCCACTATCTTTCCGCCAACGTCTGATGCTTTCTGTGAACAAAGCCGCTACAATGGAGACACAGACAAGTTTTCCGTATGGGATGGTAGCATATGTAAAGGCTGCTGTTAGCACACAAAATAAACGTCTTTCTTACGACTGGCGTTAAGGAGAATTTAACATGGGTTTTTTAATGCTTGGGGCTGCTATCATGCATTCCCCTATTCTCATCCTGATTCCAGCTTTGCTAGCTGTCTTTAGCTTGGCTGTAATTGAGGCAAATAACGAAGAATACGGAGCTATTTAAAATGCGAATTGTAGATGTGATGGACAAAGATATCCGCGCCAGCGCTCAGTTTGAATACAAAGGCTGGATTGTTAGCATGTCAACCATCTTCAAGGGTGTTGGTGTTAGTGTCTATGTATTCAAAGATGGCTATGAGCTTGAGTGTAAGTCCGTAGAACAAGCAATTGAACTTATCGACAAGGAACCAATGCTGTGATCCTGTATGCTCTAGTGGTGAGTGTATGCCTGTCAAATGGAGAGTGTCACGAGGTTAGCCCTGAGCTTTACGAAGACATGACAGCTTGCATTATGGAAGCTTCACACCAACGAGCACAAGGAATGCACAGTTATTGCGAAGAAATCCAAGAGGACTCATTGGAAGAAGCTATCGCAAAGCATTGAAGCTATAGAAACAATTAATTTGTGATGGTCTCAGATTCCAGTATACTGAGCACAACAGAAACAAACACGGAGCAACACGAAATGACCTATCAAGAAGCTTGCAAAGCCGCTAAGGCAAATAAAGGCATCTTCTATACATACGATGCAGGAAACGATAAGATTGGTGGCGTCTATTGGTGCAAACAACGTGCTCGACTCATCAAACAGTGGTCTAATGATGGCAAGGTGTGGTACTGATATGGACAGGACGCTTTGCCACCATTGGAACCCCGCAGAATCTTGTGCTGAGTGTAGACAGGAGCCTACGATTTTTGAAGACTTGCTAGACCTTCTAGAGCAGTATGGATGGTCTAGTTTTGAACAGACACCAAAAGAGTTAATTGGTGATCTGGAGCAAAGAATCTTAGACAGAAACAAGAAACGAGGCGGTTAGTTATGAAAGACTCACGCTGGTATAAGATTGAAAATGGGCAAGCCTTCATTTTTGATAATGGTTACGAAAACATAAGTGAAACGGTCAGCATTGTCCGCGTTAGTGATTTGTCATACTACAGACAAAATTTTAAACTTTCCAAATCGTGGGGAATTTATCAGAAATAGTGAATCAATAGGAACAATCAATTAGCCATCAAAGCTGTATGTTTGTAGAATGAACACAACAGAGAAGACACAGTGTCTTCCAGCTAGAACAGGAATCGCAGACATGACCACTCAAAAAGATATCATCATTGAACAGCTTTCCCTCAAGCATGGTATTGACGTAAAAGCTGATGATTTCCACGCTCTGCGGTCTGAGCAAGTCGAGGGTCTTCTGCACTGGGCAAAAGCTTACGGTTATCGTGAACCAAAGAACGCCAACGGAAGCAAAGCCCGTTATTTCTTCGCCATGCTCCAGCGTCACGCTAACAAGGCGGGCTAAGCCATGACCAGACAAGAATGGCAGCCCAACAGCACACAAATGGCAGCTATGGAAGCTTTCGCAAGCTGTCTAGGCTTCCTGATGGGGATAGCTGGTGGACTCACAGCTCTAACGATCCTCTGCCTCATCCTTGGAAAAATAAGTGAAATTCTTTTGAAATAGGGGTTGACGTAGCTTTTCAGGTTGGTAGAATGGGCACATCGAAAGCAAACAAGCCTCGGAGATACAAGCGATGGATTACTACGAAAGCGCAGAAGGTATCATCATTAGCCCAGAGCGTGCTAAAAAGGAAGTAGAGAAGCACGGTTGCAGTTGGGAAGAGTTTGTGCAGGACATGGGGCTGCGTAACAGCTACGAAGCTCAGGCCGTTCTTGTCTGGCTTGGCTACTGAAAGAAAAACAGAAAATAATCAAGAAAAGTAGTTGACGCATCCACCTAACAGCTATAAGATTACACACAACAGCAAACGAAAAGCCCCAAGGCTAAGGAAGACAGAAAATGAACAGCATCCACGAAGTTATCGAATACGGTTATATCGTTGCCAACAACGAAGATTCGGACATCCTAATTACTGTAAACGGGGCTTACTACAATATCTGGTGTGGCGACTATTCTGGCAAATACCAGAACACTGACTGCCATGCTACAGACTTTGACAACGGTTTGTACGGTCAAGATATGGTGAAGGTTGTAGAGCGCGCAGAAGCTATCCTTGAGGAGCTGGTAAGCGGAGAGGAAGAAGACGAAGATTAACCAATAAGCTACACAAGCCCTGCTTTCTAGTGGGGCTTTCTTTTGTCTGTAAAAAGATGAAATGAGCTGTTGACATGTTCATCGAAGGTCGCTAAGATGACCACAAGACGGCTAGAACGGGGAGACAAACGGGAAGATTGGGCGCTATTCAGCAATAGGGAATAGCTATCACCTTTTCAATTTATTAAGAAAAGTTCAATTATACAAGGATGGCTCAGGCTGTATAATGAACCCATACAAAGCAAACACACAGGAAATAGAATCATGAACACTCGCACAGTTTCGGAAGCAACCTTCAAAGCTTTTGAGAAATCTAATCACTGTAAACAAGCCATGCTTCAAGCAGAAAAAGATATCGAATCTTCTCATAACTTGGGTCAATTCAATAATGGTGACCCAAACCACCCAATGTACAACAACAATTATAATTATGCAACACAAGAATATAAGCTTTTTGGGTATGAGCAAGAAGATTTCATGTCTAAGCAGTATAAATAAAACTTGCAACGCCCTGAAATGGGCTATATAGTGGCCCCATCGAAAGGCAAACCAGACAGGAATCGAGAAAATGAAACAAGGGCTAGTTCTAAAAGCAAAGCAAGAATTTACAATGAAGAAAGAAGGTAGCCGTGGTCGAGCTATGCACATTAAAGTCGGTGACGTTTTTATCATCACTAGCCCAGATTATAACAATAAAGAAGCAAGCTTGATCGACCGTTACAAGTCTGCTAGTCTTAACCAAGGGTACAAACTGCTGAACTCGGACATTAATAACCTTTTCGAATTGGTAGGGTAAAATATGGAAAACGCAACACATACCGATGAAGAAGGCAACATGTACAAAGTGCTGGGCGATAAACCACAAGAGTTTTGTGTTTACTTTTGGAACTGGTCAAGTAAACAGTGGTTTCAAGACTTAGGAAAAGATTTTAGTCATCTTATTAAAATTGCTTGACAAGATGCCCGGCATAGTCCGGGCTTTCTTTTACCCATCATAAATCTTTCCAATCGCCCACTTGAGAAGCGAAGCGACGAAAGGCTTGCAATTTATTGCGAGCACCCTCCCTCCTCGGACGTGTCTCCATGTGGCTATATTCTCACAGCCCCACACACGATGCAAGCTTTTTCTTTCTAAAATTTCTCAATTTATTTTCACTTTCCCTATTGACACCCCGCCTCAGTCTAGTAGGATGAGCACATCCACAAACAGAACACCAGCGGAGTTACACAGAATGGACGAGAAAGAATTTAAACAACGGTTTGCAGAGACCTTTGATTTAAGGGTGACAGTGTTTGACCAATCCGGTTCTACTGTCTTAGAGGTGGCCATTGTAGACAAGGAGGGGGAGATTGTGATTCAGTCCACATCTTCCGCCATCTGTACCACACAACCAGATTAAAATTTCACCCTCTCTTGCAAGCTTTTGGCACGTCCGTTGCTTGTAAAAATAATTCAAATTTTCTTCAATTTCTTGTTGACTGACTACACACATCCCCTTATACTGAACCCAACAAAGCAGACAGGAATCAAAGCCATGAAAACCACTAAAACCACCATCGCAAAAGCCACCATCCTCGATTGGAACCGCGAGCGTAACACTGTTTATGGAAACCCTGTTTACAGCTTCACTCTGACGGACGAGAACGGCAAGCTGTATCGTGGCAAAACCCGTCCTAATGCTGGCTTTGTTTACGGGCTGAGCTATGGTCCCTCTGAGCTGGCTAATGTGGTAATCGCCATCACTCCTAGCGGTCGTGTGTATATGGACAATGCCGAGAACGTAGGAGCATAAGCGAATGACTGTCTACATCGTGTGGCATAAAAACTTTAATTACGAAGATGAATTTATCGGTGTGTTCAGCTCAGAGGAAAAGGCACAGGAACGGATCGAAAGGTTTTCAAAATCAGATCGATGTGACTTCCACATCGAGACCGAAGAATTGGACGATTACTGAATTCTTTTCAAAAGCCCTTGACACCATACGTTGAGGGCTTTATCCTTTGCACATCAGACAAGCAAACACGGAAGCAAGAACATGACCACACAATTCATCATTGCCAAGCAAAGCAAGAAAGCCCTAGAAGATTGCCTCGATATAGCAGATAAGGCTCTGAAAGCTTTTGATTCATATGGCAAGTCTGAAATGGGTATGACTCCAGATCACGTTAAGGCGATGCCAGAATGGCAAGCTGCGAAGAAAGACTTCGATCAAGCATTTGCTCAGCTTCGGAATTTTAATGGATGGTATGTAAAGACATTCAAAAAAGAGATTGCACAAGAACGAAAAGAAAAATACAAACAAGCTTGACCAAAGCCCCGCAAGGGGCTATCCTTTCTCTTACAAGCAGCAACCATCACCTAAGACAAAGGATTAAGAGAATGAACGTTAAACAGCAGGCTAAATACGACAATCTGAAAGAGGCTCTGATGGTCATCAGCTTTGATTGGACTACAGCCATTTACAAGCGCAACGGGGATGTTGTTTTCGAAGGCGATCTTCTGTTTACACACGGCCTAGACGTATGGTGCCTATCTGGTAACAAACAGGGTCTTCTAGTGCTGAGTCACGGCGATAAAAGTAAGACAATAGGCTTTATTGAAGAATATAACACTTCCCAGGCTGCCACTATGGCACAAGCTGAGACAGTTGATCGGAAAGTACGTCAGTTTCTGTCTACGCTATCGAGCATCTAGACGTGATAGAAACAATACATCACACACAAGAAAGGATAAGGAAACACAATGACAATTGAAAAATGGTTAGAATCATGCCCATCGGCTGTTATCGCCAGGGTGATCACGGACGTTCAAGATATCCGCAGCCTTGCAATATCATCAGATTTATACCACGGTGACACCCTGGTAGTGGTATCGGTGGAGGCTCTTTCCTCCTTGCACAAGATGGCGAGTGACAAACTATCTTTCCGCGCTAAACTGCTATCGGATGCCTTAGACTTGACCGAAGAACAGCTTTTGCACATTGAAGCGCCTTTACTGCCAGAAGGCGAAGCCCTGCTAGCGGCCATCAGAAAAGAAATCAACAAAAATGCAAAATAGTGTTTGACACACGAGAAGCGGGGCTGTAAGATGGCACCAACTTAAAGAGAAAGCCGGAAGGCAAAAGGGGATCGAAAATGAAAAATCAAATGACCTACAAAACCTATTCTCTGATGGTTAGCTTTGACAATGGCGTATCTGGTAAAGACTTTCAGGTAGTGGCTGTTAGTGCTCAGGCTGCTTTTGAAGACATTAAAGAAGCTTATGGCGATTGCATTCTTCTCCAGCAAGATATGGGAGTATAATCATGCTTATCCAACGTGAATTTAAATTGATGGGTGGCCGCACCGATCTCCAATATGTCTCCTCTGTAGACTCTAAAGGAAGACCGAATGGTTATGATAAAAAGAAAGAATACGCTTTAGATCTTACAGATTGGCAAGCTGTTAGGACGATTGCCAGCTTTAACGTAATAGGCTGTAAACATCACATCACCTATTGAGGATGCACAATGTCTATTGAATCCCTAGCAATGCAAGCCTTAGTCATCATCGCATGCATCCTCCTGGCTTGCTCAGTCATCGAAAATAAATTCAAAAAGAATGCAAAAAGGTGGTTGACGTGATGTTGGGATGGGCTTAGAATGAACCCATCAAGAGGCACAAAGCCTCTCTAATCGGAGAAGCAAGATGGAAAAGCAAGTGGCTCAGAAACTGGCAGAGATTCTGAAATCCGCAGCGGATGCCTACGCTAAAGGTGGCTCGGGTTTTCTCTCTTACAACCACGCTGTAGGGAAAAGCTTTTGGGAAGTCTCTGATAAAGATGGTCAGACTTGGGTTATGCAAGAAGTCTACCTCATGCTTTGCAGCATGGATATGACTCCCCTAGAATCTGATCGGTAAGTGTCAAAATGAGAAATTAAGCCCCTTAACAGGGGCTTTCTCTTGTCAGAGAATCCTTTCTCTTGTCTATCATATAAACATCTAAAAACCTTCCTACACTACATTCTAAACCCCACTGCACACTATCTAATCCTTTCTCTGCCCTCTCCCCCTACACATTCGTCATCTGCCGATGACAGCCTACACCCTCCCTTCTGTACGTCAGTACAGGAAAACACACAAGCCAGCGTAGACGCTATCTGCAAGCATCCATTTAATACCCTTCTCCCTTCAAATCACCCCTCTAAACAACCCCTCTAATACACTTGGAGTGAATGCGAGACATCGAATGATGTTAAGCATGAACGACTCCAAATAGCCACTTCTAGCACGTCAGTGCCCCTATATCCATCCTTAACGTTAGTTAAAGGTTGTCTACTACACTCTACCTTACAGGTAGCTCTAGCAATATCTGTTCCAATTGGAACAATTGAATTATTAGATTTCTCTATAGTCCTTCTGGTATTCCATTTTACATAATATAGATTTTGCGAAGTCAGTCTTACATACATCATTTTCAATAGTCCTAAGCTATGGCTCTTTCTGGTCGGTAGATGGCCTGACAGAGTGTTATAGTGTATCATAGAGAGAGTCTATGGATATTTTGATATTGATAGAGAGGGTCTATTGGGGGTGGGCTACAGTGTTTGACAATGCTGATATAGAGCTGGTAAATACTGGAAGTGTTAGCCCCATAAGGATATTTTCTACACAGATATTTTAGACACACAAAAGTATCCCCTACACCGAAATATAGGGGATTTGAAAATATGGGTGTTGTAAGATTTTCTCTCTACGAGAGTGAGCTTTTAGTGCTTTTCTTATCCGACCGTAATTAATTGCCTTTCTTTCTGAACCTCATCAAGGCTTCTCCATATTCAAAGAACTTTTTATCCCTGTAAAGCTGTAGTATTTCTCTTGGTGCTGGAACTGAGGGTGGGGCATAAAGTCTACTGACAGTGCCGTTCTCGTAAGCAGCAACAAATGCTTTCTCCATTAACCAATTAGCTTTCATTACCTTTTGCTCCTCTTCGTTCTTCTTCATTTCAAGATAGTGCTCAATACCACCCAAAGCAAAGCGAGCAGCTTGTGCAACACGTCTTGCAGTTCGTTCACTTATAGGGTCTAGGCTGTAGATATTTTGACACATGAGTGTTGATATTTGTGGCAGGAACACAGCAGCCCTCACAAGAGAGGGGCTGACATTCAACTTACCATTGTTATCTCCTACAGCGGTGTAGCAAGCCCCCATAATGATGTCATCCATCCAAGGAGGAATGCCGCTCACTCTAGAACTGGTCTGAAACCTTATGTATTCATATAGTGGATTCTCTGTTACCTTCGGTTTACGTGCCATACTCCCTCACTCATAATAGTCTTCTCCTTTAGGCTCTACTCGGATTAAGATGCTGTTGTCGTAATACCAATTTTCTTGGTTGATGTTTTCACATTCGCAACTGTCGGGCCAATAAATCATGTACAAATTCTCTCCCACACGTATCTGTGTAATGTCCTTCCACTTCTTACACCTATTGACAAAGCTCTGGTGTGGATTTTCAACAGAAAGACAGAAGGTTTTAGCAACCTGCATTATCTGCATACCTTGCTCTGAGTAGGTGATATTTTGCACAACATCTCCGAAGTGCAGCACAGAGATAGAGCCTTTAGGTAAAAAGGCAGTCTCACAATTTTCAAACACAACCCACACATCTTCTTTAATCATTTACCCTCCAATTTATAAACTTCAACATCCATTAATGTTTTCTTATGAAACAAATACCTAACCCCATCCACTGTGTATTGACATAGATATTCAAGGTGTCCAAATTGCTCACAATCGTGGAATATGTGGTCATTGATAATCCTCTCTTGTAGCAAGACCACTTCCTCATCATTCAGTTTTGTTTTCATTCTCTTCTCCAATAAAAGAAGCCCCTGTTAAGAGGCTTTGTTGTATTTACGTAATAGTGATTCCAACCAAAGTCGTTTAGTCTCCTCTGTCTCACCATTAACTTGCATCCACACAGCACAAATCTCAGAGGTTGTATGCTCCACAAAGTGTTTGTGTGGGCGAGCCAGTGTTTTCTTTGTTTTCCAATCTATAATGTCTTCCTCCTGCCAATAGATATTTTTGGAGTAATCGGCAAGGCCGTGACAAGAATATCCATCATAACTTAGGTATGTCAGAGTTGGGTATTTCTCTTTAAGGATAAGATAAGCAAGCCACTGCTCTTTGTCTCCCTCGGGTAATACCGATTGATAGATGAAGTGGTATATCAGTGTGCTCATTCCTCTACCCTCTCTATATTCAAAAGAATCCCTAACTCTCTGTGACACACCAACTTCAGACAAAGATAGTACCCTCTTGAATGTACTAAAGTTGCCTTTTGTTTACAAATACAGCACAATTTATCCATTTTTTACCTCCAACCAACCTATGCCACCATCAAGATCGGGTTCAATTTTAAGAAATGATTTTTCTCCGTATTTAACTATAAGAGCATCAATATAACAGCTAAGCTCAAACAAAGTCCCCTCAAAATCCAAACCTACGTATTCAGAGTTATTTGTCTCATCGCTATTCATTTTCTTCCTCCTTTTGTGGTGTGCTGATGATAGGCTCCTTCAAACCCTGTGTCAACAACTATTTCAACCAACCCTCCAAATCTTCTTTTGTGTGTATTCCTTCCTGCTCCATCCACAATGTAGCAAACTCACTCATCTGCTCAAAGCTGATACATTCACTCCACTCATCCCCAATATCCACAAGAGGGCGTAATTGACGAATCCGTACAAGCTCGTTCTCTGTTTCTCGTAGACGCTTTCTCAGGATTTCAAGCCTTTCCTCTGTTGTGTATTTCATTCCCCCTCCTGCATCTGCGCAATCAAAAACTTGTTCTCCTGTTCAAGCATCCCTTTCTCTTGTGTAAGCGTTATCACTTCACGTTGGAGATTGGATATTTGATTGTAATAATCTTTAATCAGCTCTGCAACCACTGGACCCTCTTTCGGATGTATTGGTTTACGCCCCATTGTCCCATAAAGGCGTAATAGCAGCTCTGCTGGATAAGGGTTAGTTTTTAAGTTCATTCTAACAACTCCTTCTCTGTGATATACATTCTCAATTCATCATAACTATTTGGTTGGACGTAACGGCATTGCTCCCAATTCCTGTATTGGCTGTCCATAATGTATTTCAAAGCCCCTCTACGTGTCAAATGATAACTGCTTTCCCAAGAATCATAGCCATCACAAGACACTGTGTTTACAATGTACAGCTTAGCTGGGAAATTCAATCCCAATTCTCCCAATACACTTCGTGTTTAAAACCACAACAATCTTTTATCTTCTTACAAGTGTTCCCAACACTCCGTACACCAAGCGGTTTATACCTCCATATGGTATTGGCTATTTCTTTCTTCTTACCTCCTTGCAGTGTAAGTCTGAACGACATCGGAGGTAGACAACGTTCGTAGTCGTAGTCAAACGTGTTATTTTCTGCCACCCACAAGACAACTACGCCATCTAGTTCAGACAGATGTACATAAAGCTCAGCTAGATAATTCATCCTCTACTCCTCATAAAGACTGTCTAAATTGTTCAAAAGTGTATTCTCATATTCATCACCAATGTCTCTTTGCTCAGCTTGAAGCTTCAAATAAGCTCTTCGTTGTTCTCGTGTAAGACCCGAAGGAATTCTCACTGTCCCACTCTCTAAAGAATGTTGCATTTGCTCTAAATCATAGCTAACAGGAGCATCCCAATCGAATTCATTCAACACGTCCTCCATATTCTTCTGTATTCTTTCTATTGTGCAAGCAAGCCATTATCTCTTCAATAGATTTTAGTTTTCTCATTTGATTCTCTTTCCTCCGTGTTTCTCATAAATAGAGATGATTTTATCTAAATTATATACCCACGTACTTTCGGTGAAACCATCCGGCATCTCTTCTTTTGTCAGCACACCACACTCAAGAGTTTGTTTACATTCTCTTTCTGCTGCAAGACAAGATTTCTTTGTTTCAAACTCCCATACGCCGAAATTTTCTACATCGTAGATACAGCGACTGTTTTGATTCCTAATACGAATTTCACTCTTGTTTGCAATACCAAACTTCACTGCAACAGGAGCATCACACTCCTTGACAAAATTGATATATGCTTCTTTTTGGCGAGCGGTTCCACAGGAACAAGGACGCTTACCTTGTTGGAGGTTGTCAAGTGTGCTGATACCGAAAGTTTCACAAGCCGGACAAAATACTTCCCAAACAGCTTTTTTATTTCTAGAACCAACCTTTACAAATTTCGTCCCCTCTTCAAATTGTCCAGAAGCCATGAATTTCTGAATCATTACATCCTCTGGGATTGTTTTTCCTTTTGCTCTTTTTTCAACTCCACACTGAAAGCACCCATATCCATCACAAACACTTTTGAGAGGAACTTCGTAATCTCCATGGACAGAGCAGTTCATAACAACAAGATCAAACACGTCCTTGTATTCCCCCACCGTCTTTACGAACTTCAGAGTTGTGCCTTTGCAGACATCTTCTACAATTTTTAGTCTCTCTTCAAGAGGTGTTCGTCTTCCATCGGCAGATTTTAATTTACCACACTCAGGACAACCCCTTTCTCTGTGCATAAAGTTATTAACAGAGCAACCCGACCACTCTCCGTGGATTTTACAAGATAACCTAATCTTACTACGGTCGTTCTTATAACCTTCAACAAAACCTAAAAATTTGTAGCCAAGTTTTTCAGCTTTTCGTCTGCACCGAATTAGCTGCTCTTCTTCCGTCCACTTTTTAAGTTTAGAGCAACCACAAGGTCTGCGACCTTTGATCAGCTCGTGGTATGGTACAGAGAAAACCCCCTTTCCAAAAAGCTCTGGGTCGTCCCCACACTTTAGGCACCTAATTTCAACTTTGTGCCTGTGTTCGGCAGATGTAATGCTGAGAAATATGTAACCCATTGCCTCAGATGCACGATTTCCCAATACCGCCCACTGATTTTCGGAGTATTTGGGAATCTTTGAGCACCCACAGGGCATGTTGCCAATTAGATACTTTGCTTTTATTCTTGAAAAGCATCCACCACCCCACATCTCTCGGTCCTTAGAACAGACAGCACATCGAGAAATATAGAGCTTAGCGCCGTCATATTTACCACTCCACCCAATCACCTCAAGCTGCCCTTCATCCCCAAAACGAGGACGTGTAAGGCTCCATTCATCTTGTTGTAATCCATACTCAGGATCAATCAGGTCTTCAAGATTTGCCACAGATTTCCTCCAGTAGAAACAAAAATAGCCCAACATCGTTAAATGTCAGGCCATCATATCAACTCTTTTTCTGTGGTGCAAGCTTTTTGAAGGCGTAATCAAGGATGCTTTCCAACACCCAAATTCCCCACCATACAGGGAATATAATGACTACAGCAATGTGGAAATACACATACACTTCCTTTACAGAAAGCGTTGTATTGCGATATTCCTCACGATAGAGCTGGTACACTCCTTGCTGTCCAAGAAACTTCCATGTTGCGAACAGAAGTAGGGCAGAGAGGATAAGGCCGATAACGTAGTATGTAATTAGGAATGTCATTTATTTCTCCTCAATGAATCGTTGCTTTTGAATATGGAACATCAAAGAGCGAAGCTCTCTCCTCTTGGAACACTTCTTCCTCTTGTTCTTCCTGATACCCTACAGACATCATCTCCTCATAATACAAATCAACATAGGAAATAAGAACACCCAATTGTGTAAATGGATGGTTAATCTCTCCCCCTGTCAAGCGGGAATAAGCTGTCTGGACACTCTTGAATAGAATTGCGTAGTCATGTAGCTCACGCTTTATACTCTCCATATCCGGTGTACCATCAGGATTTTCTAGAATATCTTTCCAGATGCTATCCCACACGCTGTCAATCTTCTCTTTTGGAGTCATCATTCCACCTCCACCGTATGAATAAATATTGTGTCCGTGTATTCTAGCAGATCATCCTCTTCCAAAGCAAGCTCTTGAAGCTTATCTTCTCGCCATTGTTCGTAAGAGGCCGAATCAGCCCATATATTCCCAAGATGCTCTTCCATCATCTCATCAAACATCTCTTTGTCTTGGGCATTAAATTGAGCTACACGCCCCACTTTGTTGTTGTGTCGAGAGACGAAAGCAAGAGCCTTCTCAAATGTAGAGAAAACCCTTACATCGTTTCTTACATTCACTACATGTACATCCATCTTAGCTCACCAAATATACAGACAAGCCATAGCGGTTGATGGCTTGTTCTAGTGTGCAATAAACATTCTTTCCGTTGACAGGGGCTTGTGTGTAGAACGTCCCATCTCGTTTTACAACAGTGAAAGCTGGAGCATCATCAGCTACGCTGTATTTGACAAAACGAATGTTATCAAGGATTACGCCTGTGTCAAGGTAGAATATTTGTGTCCCGTTGGGAACACGTACACGAATTTTATTGCTCATCTTCTTTCTCCACTTCAATTTGTTCAATAAGCCATGCTTCAAGATAGTCTGTGTCTACATTGAAGCGTTCTTCACAATATTCCTTTGACGGATTGAATACAATCTCATCAAGCTCGTCGGTATTATCATCGAAAATATCGGCTCGTGCAACATTCCATTCAATTTGTGTGTATCCGTAGAAATCATCAGGATTGTCAGCAGAGAAATCAGCCTCTTGTTTATGATAATACACCACATCAAGCACAAGCCCTGCATAAAGCTCTTTTGCATTCTCTTGAAATGCTACAACATAACAAAATTCTTTAGACATTATGTATGTTCCTCCTCATATCCACGATCTTGCATCTCAGCCCAAATATTAAAGCTCAGACGTTCCAGTGTATCATCTGTGCATTCCTCAAGATTCTCGATAATCAGGAATACAGCATCTTGAATTTCTTTCTGCGTAATCAACTCTATTCCTCCATTTGCCGAAGCATAATCTCCCCTTTCATTGAATACATAATGTCTACAAGCATTTGCTCTGTAAGCTCATCACTACGGAACATAATAACATCTGCTGCTGTCGTTGTGTCACACATATTCAAAAGATATTTGTAATTCTCTGTAATTTCTAAGCAGTCAGTCATGATTATTCCTCCCACACTGCTTCAAGTAATTTATCTTTAGCAGAAACATCTAGGTAGTCTGCTGTCAGAATAATCCTGTTCATCCGACGATTGTTTGTAGCCCAAGCAGCATCAAGCCTTTGTTTAAGCTCTGCTATCTCATCCATCAAAGCTCTACGCTCTGAATTTAATAGAATGTCTTCTTGTTTTTGTTCTTGCATTTTCTACCCTCCTATTGCTCGTTGTGAATCCCAAGAGAAGCATTCCCCTCAAATAATGCTTCAACTTCTGCCTCCATCGTAGCAAGCTCTTCAGCCTGTTGCAACAGCTTTTTAGTGAGCTGGATGCTGATGAGAAGTTCTTTCTGACGTACATGCCTTACACACCCCTCAGATTCTTTAGCTGAAGATTCTACGAGAGTGTTAAGAACATAGCTCAGAGCTTCCACTTGAGAAGCTGCGTTGTAACGTGTGTTCATCTCTTTATCCTCGATTCTGTGTATGATAGACAATCTGCCACACAGCTTTACCATTCTCATCTACGCCAGATTGCACAGTGAAAGCAGCAGGACGTGCCCATTTAGCAAAGTCAAGCAGTGCATCTAGGTTGGTGAACAGTCGTTCAATTTGAGAAGGAGATTGTACTTGCCCTTCTACAAAATTTTCTTGAATTTGTTCTGTCATCTTAATTGATTCTCTCCGTTTTGTGATTGCCAAACCAAAAGATTTCTTACAAGCTCGTCTGTACTGATCCTGACCCTCAGAGGGTAATCTTCCTCTTTTAGATAGTACCCTGACCCAGCTTTCAATCCGTCTTTGGTTACTAGGTGCTTGTTAATATGATCCAGTTTGTCATAGTTGTCAAGCAAGTATTTGCTCATTTTATCAAAAACTGGATCACTGAGGATGCTTTCAAATTTGCAGTAATACGCTAGGCTAGCACTTAGCCACCAGCTAAATGCTGAAGCGGGGTTAATCTTGAAAGCTTTCCTCGCGGCTTCATCATAGTTCCCATCAACAATCTCAAGCTTCATAGCTCACCCTCCAAATACACACGGCAAGCAAAGGTTACTTGCCTACTGGGACCATCTTTATAATCATGAACAACCCCATCTTTCACGCACAGGGCGTGACCCCTCACAAGAACATAATAACGACCTTTTGAGTGCTGTTTAACAAATTTACTCAGTGCAATTTTATTCTTCTGTGTATAAGGACCAAACTTAACTTTAGCTTTTGTACAGGATTTTAGCGCAGCATGAATTTCATCAAGTTTCATTCCTTTACGATGTTGGCGACCATGCTTCTTCATCCAAGCGTGTGCTTTTTCATAGTCACAATCAAAGCAATGCGCCCAAGCCATCACAGTGCAATCTCCCCACTCATTAAAGCGCTTACTAGCCTCTACATGACTTTCTTTGTAGCTTTCAAATTCCATTTCATTTACTCTCCTTCATCTCCATTTGAACAGGAACCTGTTTTGTACTAGATACATTCTCGTCATAAAGCCTTGTCAGCCACACATCCAAGAAGAACAGGAGTCCTCCGAGGACGATGGAGAGACAGATGAAGTCAATTGTTGATAGATTATTTTTCATTGTCGTCATTCCACACAACATCGTAGTTACCGATCACTTCGTGAAGAGGTCTAATGTTGGTGTAAAAGTCAAATTGCACCAGAAAGAACAAACCCTCACTGTTCATAACAATCATACCGCCTTTGGCTGGTTTGTATTTGCCTGCACTCGTGTAGATTTTGAATTTCTTTCTCATATTCCCATCCTCCATAAACAAGAAAAGGCGTCCTTCAGAATGAAGAAAAGCCACTAACCAATCTCTATGTAAAGAGAATAAGCTAGTGGCTTCTGTGTGTCAATCATTTTCTTCATTGAACTTTTCTATCAGAAGGTTTAACTTCTTAAGATTTTCTACACCATTAGTGAGTCTATAAGCGTTTTTGTAAACCACCCTTTTCACACCAGCAGCAGCAATCATCTCTGAACACCTCATACAGCACGACATTGTGACATAAAGTGTGGACCCAACAACAGAAACACCCTCACGGGCTGCTTTAAGGATGCAGGACAACTCAGCATGGATTACTTCTTCTCTCGTTACCAGCATCCCGTCTTGGTTCTGATATTCAAGGTCGTTATCTCCTCCTGGAGCAAGCCCGTTACATCCACCAAGCACAACTCCGTTTTGCGTAACAAGACACGCCCCAACTTTCGCTCGCTTACCTCGACTAAGAGCGGCATGTGCTTCTGCTACAGCCATGTAACAAGTGTCTAGTTCCTTATGGGAAGCCATTAATCTTTCACCGAAATGCAGTTACTCACCCGGCAGTAAGAACCTCGACGCCCAACATCAATAAAAGCCTCCCCGAATTGGAAGAAGTCGCACTCCTTAACATCTTCTGGGATCGTAAAGATTTCTCCAGTCTTAGTGCATTTGTACTTCTTACCTGCCCACTCTTGCTTGAACTCAAAATCTTCTACATCTTTGTGCATTTTCTTTTTTAGGGGAAAACCCCACAGCCATTGCAAAGCAAAGGCAATTCCATGTAGAGCTTCTACAGCGTCCTCTGTGTTATTAAAGAACATATCTGGACGCGAAACAATCTGCTCACGCATCTTATGAAGCACGTCAATTGCAATACAATCTTCTTCAGACAACCCTTGTTTCTTTGCTAATTCTTTATTGTGTGCCATTACTCCTCCCGGTCCATTGTGACAATGATGTATCGCTCTGAGCAATCTTTACAAAGGCAAAGCCAATCGCCAAGATAATCCAATCTATATCCACGCTTCTTGTCAATCTCGTCAAAAGTGGTCCAATCGTCTTCTTCAAACTGGTAGTTCAGATTTGCATCGTAGAAAACTTTCTCACTGCACCGATCACATAGCCGGTAGTCTGCTGCTGCCATCTCATTCTCTCCTATTCAAAATCATCCTGTTGAATAACATCATTCTTCAACACATCCATAAGCTCATGGAATGTCATATAGCTTTCACTGTAATTCTTCTTAAGGCTCGAAGAGGGCCACCAAATTCCTCCTGTGTTGATAAGAGGCTTTCCTGTAACAGCTCCAACAAGAGAATAATAACGTGTCACGACGCCGGATGGAAGAGATTTTGTCTTACGAGAAGAAACAATGTAAAGACCATCAATCCCATCTACACGAACAGTTTCTTGGTAGTCGTAAATGTAGTTGCTCATTATTTAAGCCCTTTAAGGATGTGACAGATAACATCTACCGTCCACCCGTTCCCAAGCACTGCACATGCCTGGTTGTAAGATAGACAATCTGTGTATCCCACCTGAACCGTCTGAGCAAGTTCAAGTTCTGTGCGGGTCAAGTATCGGCAGAAATCCTCGTATTCAATCAGTCCACTGTTAGGGCAACGATCTTGCTTTGTTGTTAGGCAGTAAACCTTACTTGCGTTGGTGACGTTTGCACAAGATTTAGAACTATTTCCACCCTTTCCTTCGTTCCACATGCGGAGCCTGGATGGCGTTTTGTTCAGCTTATAAGCTTGCAAGTCTCCCACCTCTTTGTAATCTTGGAAAGAAACACCCTTGTCCCGAGGAATATCAAAATCTAGGTTACTCCAATAGTATCGGGCACGCTTCTGAAAAGATAGTAGGTCTGAGTTTATATAAACTCCCTCAACACCCAAGAAGTTATCAAGCTCCTTTTTACTCTCTTTCTTCATTTTCACATTCTCAAGCAACCACTTGACACTAGGGTTTTCCGTCTTAACTTCCTTAAGGATTCTGAGATAGTGATAGAACAGTCCACTTTTCGTCCCCTCCAAGCCTAGAGGTGTTACTCCACTACTGCCGAAAGCACGAGCATAGCTAAAATCCTGGCAAGGTGATCCGCCGATAAGAAGATCGATCTTGCCCATCTCTAAATCTCCAAACTCTGTTGTAAGAACACCATTTTTGTAACTAACCTTAGTTACATCACCAATATGGGTAATTTTATCTCCCCAATTGTGTTTACTTACTTTAATTGCAGCTTTATCAATTTCGGAAGCAAAGTAGTTAGTGACTTCAATTCCAAGACGGTCCAGGGCAATCATACCGCACGACATACCATCAAACAAACTCAATACGTTCAAATCTTTTCTCCTTTAATTATTTCAAACCTTTCAATCGTGGGGAAAATCCTTTCCGTGTGTTACTCCCGTAGCACGTCAAATCCCCACTTTCTGTTTTACTTTTAGTTTTCACATTCTTGATTGCTCGGATTGTATACTTACCTTTCTCTTCTGTCCACTCATCACAAAGCTGCTGGGCTTTAGCCCTATCCTTACATTTCACAAAAATTGCTTCACCTGAAGCTGGACGAAAATAAAAGGCTGATGGGGCAACGAAGTCATCTTCTTCGAGAGATTCAAAAGGCACAACAATATACACTTCTTTGGTCATACTTCGACTCCTTATTACAGAACAGTGTTGTCTTCAACAAAGCAAGTGAAGAGATTGTCATAGCCTGTAGATCTATCTACACGAATACAAACAGTCTTAAGACGATTCTCTGGTTGTTTCTTACATTTAATCTTCATGTAAAGGAATGGACAGATGTAGAAAGCTTCAAGAGCAACTTCTGATTTATATTGGAACACTCCCTTGGGCGTGTAATAAGCTTGTCCAACTACAGCCTCTTCTCGTTCTTTAAGACGATTGAATTTGTGAGGGCTTAGGTTGCAGATAAGCCCTTTCTTAATGCTTGTCATTTCATTTCTCCTATGCTAATCCCACCAGCTTTGTGATTTTCGAGCCAGCATCTTACCGATCAATTCTAAGTCATTCTTCTTATTGGATGCAATAATTTTATAAAAGCTTTTACTTTTGTAAGCCGGGAGCGTGTTTGGTTTTTGTTCAAACCCATATCCTCCAAACAATCCGCGTTCGCTAGTCTTCTTAAACTCGATCTTGTCATCAGTGTAACTGTCTTCATTGACACGATGCAAGAGTTCAGCAAAAACTTTAAGCTCTTTTGCAGTTTCTTCCGAACGCATTAGATGACCATGTTCCTTATGACAACGCGACATATCCCTTGCACAAGTTTCCATAAACTGAAACATTCCGTGATAATCCCAAGAACGATATCCCCACAAAGCCTTTCGGAACAGCCACAGGTTACATAGAAACTTCCAGATGGTGGCTGTTTTAAAAGACCACCACAGGTCACTCGGAAAGAGGATGATATTCTGAAGTTTATCAAATCCTGTATCCGTTAGCCAATGAATGATTGGTGCTTTCTTCTTGCTCTCTGCTTTATGTTCGTCCCAACCTTCCCAAGTAAGTGCTAGTGGATTGGTCAATCCGAAATGTTCACGAATTTTTAGTGACAGCTTGCTGCTGCTCCAATAGTTTGCTCTGGTAGGACGGATCATGATTTAATCTCCTTGTTTGTGTTGATGGGGCTAGAATAAATCAGGCTAGCCCCTGTGTCAACGGTTTATTTTACAACCCATTCAAGGCGTGCTTCGGATGCTTCCTTTTGAGATTTCCAAGGACCACTCAGAATCTCTTTTCGATGGGCCACCAACCACTGCTCCTTGCCTCGCCGAATAACGGAATAGACACGAATTGCTTTACTCATCTACGCTTTTCTCCAGTTCAGTGAATTTCTCTCGAATCTCTTTAGCTTGGTCCAAAGCTTTTTCCAATTTCGGGGATGGTTTACGTTCAGCAGCTTTCCGTGCCTTGGCTTCCTTTTTAGCTTTCTCTGCTTCGTGAGCAGCAAGGGCTTTCTTGGCAGCTTCGAACATCATGTCTTCAATGGATGGTGGTGGTTCATATCCTTCCATTTCTTCCATAGCACGAGCTTCACGAGCATCAAACATTTTCTCCAAACGAGAATTAATTTGATCGTAGTCAAGCCAAATCTCAACACCGCGTTTAAGGTCTTCAAACTCCTGAGCGGAGAGGAAGTCTCGATACACATCTTCCATCACAGCTTCAGCATGTCGTCCAGTGAAGTCTACATGATCCCTCACTTGTTGGACGATTCCCGAGGAACCGAAGGCAGCGCTATGGCACATCAGGGTTGAATACGGCTTAATGTGAATGGTTGGACAACTCAGAAGGATGAGGCTACCAGCACTGAATGCCTCTCCCTCCAATACACCAACCACCTCGGCACGACATTCCTCAATCAAGTTTTTGAAGATAATGGCAGAAGTAAGCACACCCCCCGGAGTTGAGATAATCAGCTCTACTGTTTCGCCTTCACCGGCCTGACGCAAAGTTTGGTAGGCATTGCGGTAGTAGCTTGGAGATTTAATCTCTTCATCCAAAAGAATATAGAAGGTTCCGTCTTGGTAAGTGACAGGACATTCGTTTTGTGGGAGAAGAAATCCCATATCATTGTCATTAAAATTCATTTACTTTCTCCTCAGTCGGTAATTTCTACGGTGTAGTTCATAAGTGCAGCATAAGCTCTTTTGTCTATCTGATCTTTCCATTTTTCAGCCAATTTCTTTGCTTGACTTTCTTTATGCGCCTTGTAAGCCATAAAAGCGTCCTCTACATTATAAAAGCGCCCAAGACAGATATTCTTTCCGTCTTCCCTTGCTTGGCTACGGAAGTAAGGAGTCCCGTCATAATTGTAAGCTATGTCCACACCAAGAGGTAGATTATTAAGACGTTTTCTTTTAATGAACGAATTGATTTCCCTTGGGAGATAGCTACATGCGTCGGGTCCGTACACCAGATTACCCTTAACTATTAGGTCCTTATCTAATTGAAACCCCTTATTAAATCCAATCTGTTTTGTTGCCCACTCAGCAAAGTTTTGGAAATTATGCCACTCTTCACAAACACTCTTGTCGTGATAACTAACCATGTGTTTCGACGAAGAATAACACCGCTTCATCATGCTGTTCCAATTTTCATACTCCTCTGTATGCCTATCCCCTCCAGATTTAGCCACATAAGGCCCAACTCCATAATATCCAACACCAGCCACAGTTCTGTGGTATGGATATCTAAAATTTCCGCGTTTAAGAAATCCATATCCGACCTCAAAGACACGTCCTAGATCATCTTCCAATGTTGCTACACGACCATCTACTTTCAATAGGGTGAACTCATACCCCTCAAAATTACTAATCTTATCTCCCCAATAATAGCTCCCCATCGGCGTACCGCATTCACCACAATTACGGATGCGATTATCCCTTAATCGACGACCATCCACAAAAATGATATTACCGCAATCACAAACACATTTCCATTCCGCACAATTGTAGCTTGTACGCCTAAACTCATTTGTCACGGTAAGTCTGTATACCTTCATACCAGAGATATCTTTAACTTTTAGCTCTTTCTTACATAGTCCGCAAGACTTCTGACCTCCGTGCCTAACATCTGACAGTGATTTGACAACAACTTCACCACAATCACACTCAACTTCAACCCATCTTTTCATTTTCCCATTGGGGTGGTATGTATGTTCAACCTCCTTAATAACGGTAAGCTTTCCAAATTTCTCCCCAATGGGAGCCGGTACTGAGACTCCCATATATAAATCTCCTTAATCGTTCTCGTAAGCCATAATAACGTCTCGCACAACATCGGCCCGTTGGATTGCCTCCATTGGGAACTTGTAATATCCGATACGTTCGTACTTCTTTTCCATTTCCGGCGTGAAGAAACGCTTTAGTGCGTCTTTCAACGCAGCCCGACCGTGATTGTTATCTGTATATAGCTGACCACTAGAACCAAGAACAATACACCGAGTGCCGTGCCCAATACGCTCAAGTAGCAACTTTAGGATCAGAGGCTCCATGAGCTGACATTCGTCCAGAACATAGATGCAATCCGAATATGTCTTACCCAGTGCAAAGTTTGGGATGGTAAAGAAGATACGCTTTCCTTCGTCCGCCTCCATTTTGTTTTTACCGATGAAATCTACAAGCAGAGCCTTGGTAGATTCAAAGTGTGGACCGAGCTTATCGTCCATACCCGTGGTAGCTGCACCCGGCAGGAATCCAATTCGATCTTTACCAACCTCAGCAGGTGTTCGGACAAATACAATTTTCTTATTTACATCTGCCAGATACTGCTGGCAAGCGTAGTAAAGCGCCACAGAGGTCTTGCCCACACCAGCAACTGAGTCCACAAACGTAATATCATGCTCTTGAATCACTTCCAGAGCTTCTTTCTGCCACTTACTTGGAGCGAAAGTTTTCATCCCAATACACTCCACATCAGAACGGGCAGATTGTTTTGGTGCCTTATCCGCACGAGTTTTCTTTCGCGGGATGGCAATGGTTTCTCCGTCGATGTCCATCATAATTGTACGTTCTCGTGCACCCATCTCAATTCTCCTTCTTCACTTTATTAAGAACCTCTTCAGCAGCTTTCAAACTCTCCTTTGCCTTACGAACAGCTTCCTCAGCAGCTATTTCTTTTTGTGATTTACCATCTATAAATTTTAGATAAACTTCTACCAGACGAATTGCATACGGATTTTCTGTAAAAATATAGTCAAGCGGGATACGCAAGTTCTCGTAGTGGTTTGTTGAAATTTCAGCATATTTATCAGTTAGTGTAATTTTATTACCCCTCTCTAGAAAGTGTCTGAATACATAATTCATTACATTTCCTCCAAATGATCCCCAAACACAATATCGAAACACTCCAAAGTACTCAACTCCCCAAGAAAGCACAGCTCAATATCACCACGAAGGCGAACAACGTCAGAATGCCGAATCCCCTCCATATAAGTAATATTCTCAATCTCTTTAAAATAAGAAACAAAGTTATTGTCAGTGAGCACAGGCTTGCCGTTAACTTTGTTACTGCGCACTACTGTCATTTTAAATCTCCTCCAATTCTTCGTATGCTGTGTCGATTGCCGAAACCATCCCTTCCCACACACCTCTTGAAAAGCCCATCTCCATCATTGCATTTGCAGCGTCAACCGCCAGATCAATGGCATACTGCTTATCGCACACTTTATACTCTTCTGCGGACATATACCATTCGCCATTTTGCTCAGAGTAAAAACCTAGACACCCCTCGTCATCCTCAGCAAGATGTCGTCGCTCTACAATTTCACCAATATCAAACTCATGTCCTGCAATAGATGCTACCACTTTAACCTTAACCCCTTCTTTCATTTTATTTCTCCAAAATCAAATGATATAAATTCCTATCTTTGAGAATTTTACTAAGCTTCATATTCTCTTCGATTAGCATTTTACGCTCTCCAATCGTAGTCTGCAACAAGTGCTCCAAGGTTTTTGTGTAGTTGCACATGTTTAGATCGTTGCGGAGCATTATTGATGCCACGGTTCCGTTTAAGCCTTCAGGGTCAAGCTGTTTGATGAAGTCAATTTGCAAAGTATTCACAATAACACCACTCCTCAGTAACTTGTTGGTTTTCCTTGATTAATGTCTGATACTAGCTCGTTTCGTTTAATATGAAGTATTTCTATTAATTTTAAATGATCCTTAATTTTGCCCTTCTCCATAACATCCTCTATAGTCTTCAATCGGTAAATCTGCCAAGCCCTGTGGGCTTCTAATTCAGAGTCAAACATTCCTAGATGTACTTTCTTGTTATTACTTACCCCATATGCCTGAAATCTCCCGGAGGCTCTAAGTTTGTGGACACCTAAAAACTTTTCTCCGCCATTATTTGTCCTTTTAAATAGTAAGTTTACATACGCGGGGACGAAGATACAAGTCTCTTTACTATAAATCTTATCTTTTGATAAGATATCCTTGTCTATACACCAAAATTTGCCGTTTTCCTCTGTCTCCATATACCCATACTCATTGTTGCACCACTCGGCAAATTCTTGGAAGCAGTCAAACTTGGACAAAGAGCCTTTATAACAAGGGCTTTTATCTTGCAACTTAGACCCGCAACTGGTCCTTGACTTTATATCGTGCCATAATGTGTATGCCCTCGTTTTATATTGAAAGTACCCTTCCTCGCACTCCTCGGTCCAAGTTGATGCCCATGTATTGTCTGCCAATCTAATATCTTTTCTAAGATAAACGGATTGTTGTACTTTAGCTTTTCTGTTCACTCTTCTCATCCCCTCTCTTAATTTCATAAAGAAGCTTTATAAGCTCATCATCACGCCTTGTTCGTATTTCAATATGTCCATATAGCTTCAACACAGCTTCAACTATAATTGCAAGCTTTTCCTCTTGTGTCATTTACACTCCTCCAACCACTTCAAACTATCCGTTTCTTGTTCGTCAAGAATATGCTCCGTGATATTGGCTTCATATTTACCACCACGCCAAGCTTTTTCAGCTTTACCACACAACTCTGCATCCTCCAGTGTCGTAAAAACTCCCTGAACATAGTTGTGTGTCTCGGTATCACCCCAACGTTGCATAGTCACCACATAGACTTTCATTTCTTCTCCTTAATATACTCTAGATAGAGGCCAAGCTCACACACCATATTCATATCGGGATTCATCGCTACAAGCTGTTTCAACGTCTTGACACCACAATCCTCCAAATATTCCTTGATGTCAACCCCAAAATGCTTAGCTGCTCGCTTCAAATACTTAACTTCTGTGCTACTAATATAACTGGCAGGCATACGCAGGCCGTATTCTTTTGCTAATGAGCGGTGGTAACTCTCATCTGCATAATTCTGACGAAGAGATTCACCAGCTTTCTTCTTTTCTTCACGCTTAGCTTTAGCTTTCTCAAGCATTAAAGCCCGTTCTTCTTTAGTGATGTTTTTAAGCATTCATTTGTCTCCTTTTCTATTTAGACGCACAACTTAGAGAATTAAGAGGGATCGTTGATTTAACCCTTCATTTTTCCTACTAAAGATGCCACGTTGAGGTCTAATTATGCCAAATCTACAGACGTAATTGTATCAGCTACAGCAGGAACAATATCTTTTGTCTGTACATCCCCAGAAACAGGGTCTGTTACAGTGACACGGAAGAAGTCTGCACCGCCGTAGCTGGTTCCGTAAGCACTACCATCAATTCGTTCAAGCACAGCAGAGTATTTATCAAAGACAGCCTTAAGTTCATTCAGAAAAGCTTGCATTGCAGTGATAGTTGGTTCCTCCGTTCCGTCTGTAATTGCTTGATTCACCCAACTGAGGACGGTATTCAGATCAAGAAGAATTGCATCAAGGGCAGCATCTACTTCTGCTGGCACCACTACACCTTCAGCTTCTACCAAGCTAACTTTATCCGCCATATCAAGCAAGCCGGTACGCAGTGCTGTAGCATCAGCTTTAATTCCATTCAGTGTTTCAATTGTCATTCTTCGTAGCCTCCGAGAAGAAGATATAGTTTGTTATAGTGAGGGTCTGTTTCCTTTACAAACCTGTTATTACGATAATCAGTGTAGTTCCAATGGTTAGCTACGCCATATTTATTTAAGGTAGGGTCAAACTCTATGACAGAAGCGGTGCCTCCCTGATCACAGTAGCCTGTTCCTCGCTCATGGTAAACAATTTCTACAATTGCGTCTTGGTCTTGCGTTTTAAGCCATTCCGTAAATTCATAGACTGTCATTTTAATTCCTCCAATGTCTTTTCAACAGGTGTTCCAACGATGTAGAGCCTCATTATGTCTGAGTATTCCTTCTGCGTCAAGGGTCGTTCAAGCTTGTCTTTTAGCTGCCTCAGATACCACTCCCATCCGCCCTGTGTAAGATGTTCTTTCATTCTATCCCATTCCTTTCCAGAAGAATAGCAATTATCTCTTTCGTAAATTCACTGTCTGATTGGTGCCCAAACCATTCACAAGCGTTTACAACGCCGAACTCACGAATCATATTCTCAAACACATCTGCACCACACTTCACTTCCACGGGTGGGATTGCTTTTGGTTTTCCGTAATCTTTCATTTGCAAATCCCCTTAGCTACCTTAAAATGCTTCTTGAATACCTTCCCGCTAATCCACACCTTGTTATTAGCATCGTCTATCACGGCTACACTCCTCATATATTTCTCAACAACTTGGTATGGCTTTCCTTTAGTGATATTCATTAGAAGATGTGAACTGGGAAACCCTTCCCCTGGTACACGGTGCATCACAACAAACGTCTCTTCCATCTCCTCTCTTCTCCTTATTTACACGAGCTACATTGTTCAGTGTGAAGGACGTAGTAGTCTCCTGTAGATTCATCAACACCCATCACACAGGTAGACTTTACACCATCTACATCATCCTCACCAACTACGATTCTGAGCACAGCTCCTTGCAGGTCTTTCCAGTCAAACTTATGAACATTTTCAAACCAATTTTTCATTCCGTCTTCTCCTATTTAATTATTTGCTCAAGGCGGTGGGAAGTGCTTTCTTCAAGCATAGCACGAAAGACCGGGAGCTGTTTGTTCATTTGCTCATACATACCAGCATCCCTTAGATTATCCCTCACCACCTCAACAGATTTGATAGCACCATCCACCATCCCATCCACCTCATCCTTACATACCACCCCACACCGAATATCGCTGATAATTTTCTGCATCTCTTCCTCATCTACCAACAATGCTTCAGCGAAGTTTCCAAATGTCTGATACTTAGACACGGAGTATGCAATACGGAGGATATGGATCAAATTCTTGTTATCGTAGCCATACTTGTCGAAAAAGTTCTTGGTCCATTCTGTACACTTATACAAACCAGACTTCTTCTGATTTTGCATGCCGAGACAGGCACTAACAAGGCTTGGCCAGATCATTGCAACAATCTCCTCACGCTTTGCTTCGAGGATAGGTATAACCGACGAAAAGGTTTGTAGCTTGTACTCAGTGAACAGAATTTCAAGGTTGTTGAAATTCCCCTTGAAGAAGAGTGCTTCAAAATCCTTGAATGGTTTTACAGAACACTTCTCTACCGTATCGCCACACGGAATATCAAGATCAAACGCAAGCTTCGTTCCACGAATCAACGACCTCACTGTTGGCACCAAAACGAGCTTACTGTCAACATCGCTGGTCGCTGTGTGGACATTGTAGTTTTGACTGCCTTGCAGATAAACCCCTTCTACAATATAGTCACGGCTGTGGACAAGCCCCCGATCACGCATCTGCTCAATAGCAGAGCGTTGGTGTTGATCTAGCCGTTCAATAAATTTACTCATTTGGTTTCCCCTCGTGTGTTGTTAACGTAAGGGAATGATAGCTTGCCTTGCTCCTGCACGTCAAGCAAATCTTTCAGAGAAAGCTAAGAAAATTTATTTGTTTTGTGTGTTGACAGGAGGGGAGGGGTGGGATTACTATTGGTGGACCAGAGCAAAGAATAGCTCTTAACATTTGAGAATGAAAACGCTCCAGCCTTAGTGCCACGGGGCTTAGAGGGGTATTATGGTTGACTATCTTGTAACGAGGTGTGGATGAAGAGAGATTTATGGAGATTAGAGAAGAGAGAAAGAAGTGAAATACAATCCACTACCACTCACTTCAATATCCACTACAACCAGAGGTCTAAGTATAAGCACATCCTTACCAAGCTAGAGGATGAGATAGGCTTTGGTTACAGAAAAGAGATTCTTGCTCTCATCACCAACACAGCCCGTGCTATCAAGTACAGAGCCATTGGGTTGTCTGTCCCCAGAGACTTTGCTCCATACAAGGGAAATCCTCAGAAGATTTCTCATAAGCGCATGGTGGCTTTGTTGGATATCCTTGAAACTGGTGGGTACGTTGATCTACTCATAGGCGGGATTGCTGATTGGAAAGAAGGTGTAATGGTAGGCTCTCTTTGTATGTTCAAAGAATCTTGGTTATCTCTTTTCTTTGGTGTAGACGTGTCAGACGAGGTTGATCCTCTCCCGCTTGTGGAGATTAAAGATCGCTCATCGGGAGCGCTGAAGTCTACGAGAGGACACACCGGGGTTAAGAAGATTGGCGCCTATATGGAAGCATTCAACACTATTTTGCAAAACACAACGATTACCAAAGGAAGCCTTGTCTATTCAGCACAGCAATACAAGCGCGTGTTTTCAGATAAGATTGGTTTTGGTGGTCGGCATTACAACACTGTCGGAGGTGTGCAGGTTATGAACAGCGATGAGAGAAAGAAATTGGAATTAGATGGCAGTCCTGTAGCAGAGCTTGACTTCAAAGCAATGCACGCATCTCTTTTGTATGAAGAGGAATATGAATTTAATGCGGATGTTATTGATTCTTGGATTGAAGATGAATGGGGTGGGGCATACAACCCCTATGGAGCCAAGATGCCGTTCCTTGAAGTAGATCAGAGTAAAGTGAATTATTTCAGGGAGAAGTATAACAAGCCCACCTACGACCCAATTAGGAATCTATGTAAGCACTCATTGATGGTGTGCTTAAACGAAGATAGTTATCGCGGTGCATTCACTCAAGTGACGGGTGAGGTGGTTAGAGACAAAGAGATGTGGGGAACAGATCAAGAGAAAGATTCTAAATTCTTTGGTTTATATGTCTCGGATCGCTTTCCGGGGCACACAGTGTGCCAAGCCGTTGTAGCCCACAATAAACCAATAGCTCATCACTTCTTCAGTGACCGAGGTGTGCAACTTCAGTATCTCGATAGTGAGATTATTGCTGATGTGATTAACCGACTGATTTGTGAGAAGGAACCATTGCTTCCAGAGCATGACAGTGTTATTGTAAAGCAGGAAGTCAAAGAGAGGGTTATGCAGTATATGAGAGAAGCCTACAAGGAAGTGATGGGCAATGATAAGTTCTGCTATATTGAGGAGAAATAAATGAAAATCTATATTGTTCTGGAACAAAGCCCAAGAGGGACAAGAATCTCGAAGGTGTTTGCTAAAGCCACTGATGCGGTTGCTTGGAGGACTGAGCTTCAAGGGTCTGATGAGTATTTGGACTTCGATAGCGCTTATCAATATTTTGTAGAAGAGTGGGAGGTCGAATGATAAACATGCTGTGTTTCAAAAAGAAGTATAAACGGTCTGAGTGGATGGAGGGGCTTTTGTGGGCTGAGAAGTATCTACTAAGCGGTGGGACTGTTCGTGTCAATGTTAGTTTTAACGACTCTCTTGGAAATCAAATTGTCTCAACAGACAAAGACGGAATAAAAGTCTATTTCTACTCCAGAACCCCTCACTTTGGTCTTGGGGTGTTTGACTATCTAAATTATTTTGAGGAAAATAAAGAAATTCTATTAAAGGCTCTTGACAAATAGATATGGTATGGCTTAAACTACACCCATAGCCTACAAATAAATTGCGAAGCACCTTTCTTGGTGCTTTTCGCGTTTCTACTTTAATCAAAGGAAAATAAATATGTCACGGTGCCGATCATGCGACACTCCGTTGGTCGGAGCTGTCCGATATAAAGATAATGAAGAACTGGCAGGACTCTATATTGAAGAGGATATGTGCAACAAATGTATCCGAGATACAGAGATTCTTGAGTATATTGATGTGAAAACTTATCAATTTGAAGATATCACAGAGAACCTTCTAAGTATTGTTGCACATAATTATACTTAAATGTATACAAAGTGTTGACAGAATTGTAAATACTTGTTAAAATAACCGCATCGAGGAGTGGGTGGTCCCTTCCTTAAAGGAATTTAAAATATGAGTAAACAAGAAATTGACTCTCGGGAGATTCCCGACAAGCTAGGTAGGACCGGAGCAGCGAAAGGTGGGAGAAAACCCGGAACCAAATCTAGCCGTACACCTCGTCAAAGAAAATTGGCCGAGGTGCTTAACAAACTTTCTCCTGTAGTAGCTAAAGCTCTTGCTAAAGCTGAAGCAATTCTGGATGCTGATCTTGAAAAGAGTGGTGTAAGTGCTACAGTGCAGTTGCAGGCAGCTAAGCTTGTTATTGATAAAGCTATCGAGCTTACAAACGAATGCTACAAACCTGACACAGTTTCAGGTGAAGCACCACAAGATGACGATGGTGAAGAAGAGACAGGAGCTGTCTTGAGCTTTACTGTTGTTGATGGAAAGAAATAAAGTAATACGGATACTACGTTCATACCCAATTCTAGTTGTATTGGGTATGAATTCTTGTTAAAATAACCGCTGCAACGGTTAAAACATTGTAACAGAAAGACCTCTATAGCAAGCTTCCTGATGAAGGGTTTGTTACAATGTCCCTGTTGCAGACATTAAGAAGCTTGACTATAGAGGTCTAAAATGCAAAAAAGAAACAAACTATTTTGTGGTATTGGGTTAAACGATGCCGAGTATGTTGTTAGTAAAGTTGCACGAGATTTGCAAGGAAAGAGGCTCGTCCTTTGGACTTGTCCCTATTATATTAAATGGACAAGTATGATAAATAGGTGCTATTCCGAGTCAGAGTTAAAAAGAAGAACAAGCTATGTTGGGTGTTCAGTCTGTGAAGAGTGGTTAACCTTTAGTAATTTCAAAGCGTGGATGGAAAATCAGGATTGGGAGGGTAAAGAGTTAGATAAGGATTTGCTTGTTAAAGGAAATAAGATTTATTCTCCCGATACTTGCATATTTCTTTCTAAACGCCTAAATAGCTTTCTTACGGAAAGCACGAAAACAAGAGGCGACTTACCAATAGGTGTTCGAAAACACAGAGATAAATTTATTTCCAGTTGCAGAGCAGATGGAAAACTTGTTTATCTCGGTCTATTTGAAACTCCTGAAGAGGCGCATAAAGCTTGGCTTAAATTTAAAGCCAAGGAAGCAAAAAGGTTGTCAGAGCAAGAGACTGACGAGCGAGTTATAAATGCTCTAATTAGCCGGTACATTTAAATAGTACGTTGGCGAGATTCGGATCATAGGTTGGAAAAGTGCTTTCATGCCAAGCAATCTATGACGTTGGCGAGTAGACCAGCCCGTCCAACCGGGATACTGTATTCAAGGGCCAACTACGAGAGTGGTACAAGTACAGTAGTTCTACGAAATTTAGAGGTAATGCAACAGGAAGAAAGCATCCCGCCGCCTCTCACGAGGTTCCAACCTAGAGTGGAATACGAAGCTTAGCTTCTAAGAGAGTCCGATTTAAGCGCACATCTACCATGTCCGCTACGTTATGGTTGAGGGGCTGTAGTATGACGGCTCGGAATGTAGGCATAGGGTTGCTGGTGGCTATACATTCACTTATTATGGTTAGTTGTCCGAGAGGCTTATGGATGTGGTTTGCTAAACCATTGAGTGTAAAAGCTCCGTAGGTTCGAATCCTACACTAACCGCCAATCGAAGGGCGTTGGCGCAACTGGACAGCGTAAGGAGCTTCTACCTCCTTGGTTACAGGTTCGAATCCTGTACGCTCTGCCAAACAAAGAGGACTAAATGAAAGACATTCTCCTAGCCACTATTACGTGGCTTTTCTTCTTTCTGATGCAGCTTGCAGGGATTGTCCTCGGATTGATTGTCGTCCCTCTGGGTTTGATATTCAGAAAGAAAGATTCTAGTACAGAAAAACCGTTCACCACTTTCAACACTCATAGAAATTGGGTGTACGAAGATTTACCTAAATGGCTAAAGCCTTGGCAGAACATCGAAGATGGCCTTAGAGGCGATCATAGAGGTTGGTGGGATGCTAATAGTTTTGGTGCAGATAGCTCTAAGCCATTTAATATGTTTTGGTGGAGTGCAATACGCAACCCATTCAACTACTTCAAACGCTTTGTAATTGGCTGTGATGTACGCGATTACACGTTCACTAAGCTTGCTGGTCAAGAGTATGTCCGTGATGATTTAGGGAACACAGGGTGGCAGTTCTTGAAAGCTACTCCTACCAAGAAGTCTGGGAAGTGGCTTCCTCGCTATATGTTCTACCTTGTAAAGCAGTATGGAAACAACGAACGTGCTCTTGTTATCCAGATTGGTAATAAAATTAAGCTTGAGCACAACGGAGTGGTTGAAGCTGATGAGTATGACTACTGGAAAGGCTGGACCTGCGAAATAAACCCGTACAAAGACATCTCCTAGCAACCTTTCCCGCAAGGGAGTTCTCCTCATTTGGTTGCTTCTCCTCCCCATGAGTTGTTAGACCTTTTCCTGCTAACATATTTGTGGGTTCACATGAGCTTGGCATGGCATCGAAAGATGCTCTCCTCCAACGAGATTGCAGCCCTCGTTCCAAGCAGGCTGCTCTTTATTTAAAGCTTTCTAATACGTTTCTAAAGGAGGAGCGTATCACAAAGCCTTAATAACAGAATTAGGAGATACGAATTATGACAAACATTGTAAATAAATATGAGATTCAACTTGGTCCTGTAGATGTGCTTGGCATTAAGTGGTTGGAAAACCTAATCCGCTTTATCAAGATGGGGGCTGAAGTGAAAGAGGGCCACACCCCTAAAGCTAAATTCCCCCACCATGCTTGGCTCACCATTGAAACATCTGAGTTGCTTCGTAATGAGCCGGGTGTTCAAGTGTTCAAGATTGATGAAGTGTACACTCGTGAACAACTTGACGCTATGGATTTTCCAGAGCTACGGGAAGCAGTTAAGAGCCGAGGTGTAAAAGGACGCGACAGAACAATTATGACGCGACAGTATCTAAAAGCTACAGGGCAAGATGCAGAAGCTATTTCTAAAGACAAGCTTGTCCCTAAAGGTGGGTTGGTTGAAGAAGAGACTTCAGTAGAAGACACTCCTTCGTCAGAAGAATCTGAAAGTAAAGTAGAAGAAAATAGTAAAGAAAAAGAAGAATAATAGTAAAAAGCTATTGACGGCAAACCAACTTGTCGCTTATACTATGCACATAGCTTGAAAGAAAGTTTTCGGGGCTTGTCGGGAGACATTCCCCATTTTATTTAAATATGCTCCGACAATACGTTGTTCTTTGAACGGCCTCTGTTGTAATAATCTTGACGATCCGTAAGGCTGGCTATAGAGTTGTAGAAATACGGCTACGCCAGCAGGGCGTCATCTTTATTTTTGTACCCGATAAGACATTGCAAGGTCTTCTCAGTACCTGTCTACTGAGATAGGGTACACCTTTTACAATCTGACAGGAGATTAAAATGGGACGTAAGAAAGGTTCCTCCATTGGTCCTAAAGTTGATCTAACGGGCAATGTTTACGGAAAACTAACAGTCACTGCATTTGCGGGAAAACAATACTACCCCTCAGGTGAATCGAAATACACTTGGAAATGTCAATGCGAGTGTGGTAATGAAATTGTAACCACAGGGAACGCTCTTAGAACTGGTAATACGTCCAGTTGTAGGCAGTGTATTTATATTGATATTACAAATCAAAGGTTCGGAAAACTTGTTGCACTTGAACGACAAACTTACCGAGATGAAGCCGGCAAGGCTAAAGCCAAGTGGAAGTGCATATGTGATTGTGGTAATACGCACTATGTTAGCTATGGTAATCTTTTTCACAAGAATGTAGTCTCTTGCGGTTGCAGATTCTTTGAGATTCAAGAGCAAGATTTTGAGAGAAGAAAATCAGAACTCCTTGGACGGATTAGGGAGGCTCATGGAGATAGGTACCAATACAACCTTGACTCCTTTGTGAATGTTAGTAGCAAAATAAAAATCTTCTGCGAAGAGCATGGAGAGTTTAGTCAAAGAGTCGCAGACCATGTGTTTGGTGGTACTGGTTGTAGGGAGTGCTTCTTCGATAGTCGCAGATTAGGTGTGGATGGCTTTAAAGAAGCCTCTACGAAAGTACACGGCACCAAGTATGATTACTCCCTAATTACCGAGTATCATAGAAATAGTGATATTGTTGAAATAGTCTGCCCAGAGCACGGAAAGTTTTCACAATCAGCTCATAGTCATTTAGCTGGTTCGGGTTGCCCTTCTTGTAGTTCTGATCTTCGTCGTTGGGGCTATCGAAACTATTGCCTTAGCAATGAAGAGTTTGGACAGGCGCCGGGTAGCGTATATCTATTAGAGTTGACAAATAAAGAAGGGGATAGATTTCTTAAAGTTGGCGTTTCAAGATCAATAGGTAATAGGTTATCTGTTTATCGTAGGGATGGTCTTGAGCCAAAACTTCTGACGCTGATAGGGTCAATAACAGCCCTCAAAAGCGCAGAAATTGAAATTAAAATTCTCCGAGACATTAAGAAAAAACAACTCCGTCATATCCCTCGGATTAAGTTTGCTGGCTGGACAGAATGTGCAAAGATAGAGGCTAAGGAATATCTTATCTCTGTTTTCGAGGAGGTGAGAAGAAGTGTCAGTTAAGAAAAAAGAAGTAATCGGACCTAGCAGTCCGAAGCAGCAGCTCATGTTGATGCAAACAGCGGACACGGCTATACTGGGTGGCGCGATGGGGTCAGGGAAGAGCTACATTTCATTGCTTTATCCTTTAAAGTTTGCTACTGATCCACACTTTCGGGGGATTATCTTCCGGCGTTCTATTGGTGAAATCACCGCTCAAGGTGGTCTTTGGGAGAACGCTTGTGAGATATATACCAAAGTTTACGGAAATGCCGAAGAGCTTCGTAAACGTGGGAAAAGTGGTGGAATTAAAATTCACCAAAAAGATTTGCGGATAACTTTTCCGGCAGGTGGTTCTGTAAAGTTTTCTTATCTTGAGTCTAGTAAAGATTTGTTACGCCACCAAGGTGCTCAATATACTTTCGTATTATTTGATGAGGCGACTCACTTTACACAAGAGATGATTGAGTACCTTCGCAAACGGATGCGCTCCGCTCGCGCAAAACATCAGCAACAGATGGTCCTAACAAGCAACCCCGACCCAGATTGGTTTGGAGTTGAATGGATTAAACCTTATCTCACAGAAGATGGCACTCCCAACAATCAAATGGATGGTGTGCTTCGCTACTATGTAGTTGATAAAGGCGAGTATGTTTGGTCAGACTCAAAAGAAGAGTTAGAAAAGATTTACGGTGAGGGCGAAGATTCCGGTATCCGCAGTTTCACTTTTGTTAGTGCAAATTGTATGGATAATATTCCGCTCATGGAGTCCGATAAAGGCTATCTCAGCAACCTTAAAGCCCAGCCTTGGGTTGACGTTCAGAGATACTTATACGGGAATTGGTTCGTAAGACCTACAGGCGCCTCGATGATTCGTCGAGAGTGGTTTGTTGAAGTAGACGAAGAGCCTGCTTGGACAGATATCGTAAAGACCGTCAGAGCGTATGACTTTGCTTTTAAGAAGAAAACAGACGCATACCCTAACCCAGATTATACAATCTCAGTAAAAATGAGCAAGTTGAAGGACGGTAACTACTTTATCCACGATATTCGTAGAACTCGTATCCTTCCCGGCGAATGGTTAGAGTTCATTCTAGAAGCTGCATATGAAGATGGTGCTAAAGTAGATATTGTTCTACCTCTCGACCCTCAAACAAGATACAGCAACTCTTTCTTATCTAAAGACCTCTCCGAACGTGGTTTCTACGTTCGACAGTTTAAAGCTACTGGTAAGAAAGAAGATCGTTTCAAACCGTTTGCCTCTATGGTTATGAATGGTGGTTTCCAGATTCTTCGTAATTGTGGTTATGACTATGAGAACGGAATCCTCGGTGATCTGAACTTCTTCTATAAAGAACTAGAAGCTTATGACGGAACAAGATCAAGCGGAAGTAGGCACGATGATATGTGTGATGGATGCTCGGACGCATTCCAAGCCGTTGCTACATCTAAAGTTATTCCAAACTTTGGTCCCGGACTCCTATCTACAAACCTCAAATCTAACAACCCATTTTCCAACATACAAGGAGGCTAATCAATGGCTGACGAACAAGATGCCTCCGTTGCGGAGAGTGTTGAAGATGTGCAGCTTGAACAAGGCTCTAATGAGATTCCAACGATAGCATATCGTGAGCAGGGCTTCAACGGTCTAACCACTTTAGGTGGTCAAATTTTTGAAGAATGCTCACATGAGCTGCGCTGGCCTCAAGCAATTGAAACGTACAAGAAGATGGCTAAGGATGCTGCTATCAGCCCAGCCCTTGAACTTGTTGAAACCATGATTGCACGTGTTCCTTGGGATGTCAAGATTCCTGAAGGGTATGAGGAGGAATTAGCTGACAAAGCCAATTATCTCAAGCAAGTGATGACTGATATGGATCATGACTGGCAGAGCATGATTAAGCAAGCTGCTACGTTCAACCGCTACGGTTTCTCAGTCCTAGAGATTGTTCTTCGGTATCGTCGTAAAGAGAATGGGTCTAAATTCAATGATGGACTTGTAGGAATCAAGAAGCTCCCAATCCGTGCTCAAGACACCATTGAAGGGTGGTACTGGAAGAACTCTGGTCGTGAGCTTGCTGGACTTGTTCAACGAGTAGTTGTTCCCGATAACGCTGGAGGGAATGGCTGGGATTTTGTAAACGCTACAGCATCCACATCCCAAACTAAACCAGTACGGTTGCCACGCAAGAAGTTCCTCCTGTTCCGTAACAACCCACTCAAAGATTCACCGATTGGGGTGAGCAGTTTGAATGGAGCGTGGCAAGCCTGGAAGTATAAGACAGCATACGCCGAGGCTGAGGCCATAGGCTGTGCTCAAGATGCAAATGGCTTTAAAGTATTGTATCTACCTCCTCAGTATATGGCTACTGATGCTTCTGATGAGAACAAGGCTGTGTTTCAAGCCTATCAGCAAGCAATGGCTAATATGCACGTTGCTAAGCAATCAGGTTTGATTCTTCCTCTGCTTCTTGATGAAACTGGTAAGCGGATGTTTGATTTTGAAGTGATGAGTGTTACCGGACAGAAATCCTATAACACGAATGACATCATTAACCGCTATACTCGAGAGATTCTGACTTGTTTGTTTGCCGACTTCTTGGCCCTTGGTCAACAAGGTGGTGGCTCATTCGCTCTTGGTGAAACAAAAGTAAGCATCATCGAGATGGGTATTCAGGCAAAGCTTGACGAAATCAAGAATCAGCTCAATCACCAACTTGTTCGTACCTTGTTTGAACAGAATGGTTGGGATACAACAATCATGCCAGAATTCACTTACGGGAACGTTAGTAAAGAATCTCTGGATGAAGTGAGTAAGTTTATTCAACGTACTGCTGCTGTTTCTACATTCCCGCGTAATCGTGACACGATCAACTGGGTGATGAAGCAAGCTGACATCCCTTATCGTGTTCCAGACACAATGACACAAGAAGAGCTTGATACTGCTCTTGGGAATATGACATCGAAGTCAGGAAGCGGAATGGCTGAAGGACTTAACTCTGGTACGGGTACGGTGGATGGCAGTTCCGGCGACAGTTCAATTTCTAATGCGGAGAATACTTAGTGGCACATGAAATCTATCGTCTGAGGGAGAAATTGTGCAACACTCCGCACCTTATTCATCCCTCCTCGTTTGAAACGATTATTGACTACGTTGAAAAGCGTTGTGAAGATGGGGAACCGGGAGAAGCTGTTCAAGCCACTTCTCGCTACTCTTACAACCAAGACCTTCAGGTAGCAGTATTGAATATTGATGGTCCTCTGACATATAAGCCTGTCACTATGATGGGCTTTGATTGTGGTGGAACATCCTACCAACAACTTAAAGAAGACTTTAGCTATCTTGTAGAAAGCGGAGTTAAGACAGTTGCTATGAATATCTCTAGTGGTGGTGGTGAAGCTTATCAAGTGTTTGCTACTGCTCGGTATATGAAAGAGTTGGCTGTTAAGAATGAAGTCAAGCTTCTTTCGTTTGTGGATGGTATGGCAGCAAGTGCCGCATATGCTCTGGCCTCTATTGGTGATGAGATTATCCTGAACGAAGGCTCTGAAGTGGGTTCGATTGGAGTAGTTGTGAGGCTCCTTAATAACTCCAAACAGCTTGAGAAAGAAGGTGTGCAACGCATCTTCGTAACAGCAGGAGATAGCAAAGTTCCTTTCGATAAGGAAGGTAACTTCCGCGAAGGTTTTCTTGCTGACCTACAAGAGAAAGTAGATTTTCTTTATGACGAATTCACAGAGTTTGTGGCAACAAATCGTTCCCTCTCTGTCGATGCGGTGAGAGCCACAGAAGCAAAAACTTTCCTTCCTGAGAAGGCTTTGCAACTTGGTCTGGCCGATTCTGTAATGAACTCGGAAGAGTTTTATACTTATTTGGCTGACTCAGTACAGCGAAAGGAAAACACTATGCTTAAAACTAAACTGTTCGGCATGAACAATAAAGAGGAAACAATTGATATGTCTGTAAATATGGCACAACTGGAAGAGCTGCAAACTCAGCTTTCCCAATATGAAGCACAACTCTCCACCCTGCAAGCATCTCTTGAAGAAATGGGCGGTGTTAAGGCTGCTCTTGAAGCTGCTCTGGGTGAAAAAGAAACCGCTCTGGCTGATGCTCAAGCTCTGGTTGCAAAACTGGAAGAAGAGAAAGTAGAGCAGAAATTGCAAGCTCGTAAAGACAAGCTGGCTGCTGTCACTTCCGCTGACCAAGTAGAAGCTCTGGCTGCTTCCCTGTCTTCTCTGGACGACGTTGCATTCTCCACTGTTGTGGGCGCTATGGCTGCTCAAGCTAAAGCTCTTGAAAACAGTGAGATGTTCACCGAGGTCGGTGACCAAGGCGTAGAGGCTTCTGTTGAAGAGACCGCTGCTCCGAAAACTTCCACTACTGATGCGCTGATTCAAGCCCGTCTTCAAAACCGTTAATTTAAAGGAATTTAAAATATGCCTTTCGTAACTATGCCTTACTCCAAGCGCCTGTCTGACCTCGTTGTTCACGAAATTGATCCGAGCGTTGGTTATGGCCGTAAATGTGTAAACGTCACCCCTCCGGCTGGTGGCGCTGCTGTTGAAATCGGCACCGTTGTTTACCGTGCTAAGGGTACTGACCCTGAAGGTGCTTACGCAGTTCTGAGTGCTGCTGCTCAAATCGCAGAGACCAACGAGTTTGCTGTTATTTACGGTGACCACTACAGCTTCAATCCTTCGTTTGTTCCGCGTGCTATTGCTGCTGGTCAGTACAACGCTGTTGGTTTTGTTGGTCATTCTGGTGGCCTGCAACTGAAAGAATACTACATTCGCCAGTTCGCTGACACCCTCGGAACCCCGCTTACCGATGCTCAGTTTGCTTCCCTGAAAGAAGTGCTGGAAAAGCAAGGTATCGTGGTTCTGGAAACCAAGTAATCGGCATATTTTGCCAAGTCTCTAATCAATAAAGGAAAGTTAAAATATGCCTCTCGTAATTAACCCGAATGACCGCACTAAGGTAGTTGACCGTACCGACAGCCTGATTCAAATCCCGAACACTGTAGGTATCACCAACGCCCTTGGTCTGTTCACTCCGACCTTCTCCAGTCAGAAGACTGTTGAAATCACCCGCACCAAGCGTGGCTCCACTCTGTTGGAAGACCGTAACTGGGATGAGCGTAACCAAACTATCGCTGGTCGTCAACGCGACTCGCTGCTGCTGAAGATTCCGCACTTCCCAGCAGATGACGCTATCACCCCGAACGACATTGACGGTATTGTTTCTGCTAACTCTATGGCTGAAGCCGCTGAGCTGGAAAGCGTTGCTAACGTCCGTGCTGACAAGATGTTTGACCTGCGTGAAGCTCATGGTCTGACCCTTGAAGCCGCTCGTATGCAGCTTATCACTGCCGGTACTGTCTATGCCCCGAACGGCACTGTATCGACCAACTACTACACTGAGTTTGGTATTACTCGTGAAGAGATTGGTGTTGATCTGGCAGCTTCGGTTGACCCGCGTACTGACTTCGCTGATGCCAAGAAAGCTGTTCGTGCTGGTCTGACTGGTGGCCAAGCTGGCACCATCCGCCGTTTCGTTGTTCTGGCTTCGGATAGCTTCTTTAACGCCCTGCTGCTGAACCCCTATGTTACCGATGCAATGAAGTCGGAGCGTAGCACTCAGTCTCTGGACGTTCTGCTTGGTGCTCCGCAAGCTCTGGCTCAGGATGCTCGCTTTGAGTATGTTGACCTGTTCGGTATCACCTTCATCAACGCTGGCGCTGCTGGCTACGAAGATGCCGATGGTGACTTCGTTCCGTTCGTACCGGAAGGTGATGCGTACATGATGCCGGTTGGTGTTCGTGATATGTTTAAAACCTACTTCGCCCCTGCTAACCGTTTCGGCACCATCAACCGCCGTGCTCAGGGTAGCTACTGGTTCGAGTACATGAACGAGAAAGATGACATCATCGAGATTATGACTGAGCAAAACTTCCTGAATGCTCTGCTGAATCCGGGTGCTATCGTTCGTCTGTTCCTTAGTGTATAAAACTGAGTGAATAAGGGGGCTTGAAATATAGTCCCCCTATGTCTAGGAGATTCCTATGGATGTTGAAACTAAAGCTGGTTGGATTTACACAGTTCGCCAGCTTGCTGCTGGTCTGGATGTATCCACTAAAGCAGAAGTAGTTGCTCTTGAGCCTATTGCTGATCCTGCTACGGCTACTGCCGGAGATGTTGCTACTCTTCTGAATGAAGTAGTTGCTGCTCTCAAGGCTTAAAGATTATAGGGCAAGCCATTTGGTTTTGCCCTCCTTAAATTAAAAGGAGAGGCTTTGCCCATGACTGACGAAGAGAAAATAGCTCTTATCAGGATTCTTATTGGCGATCTTCCTACGTCGCCTTTTTATCAGTTGTTTACGGACGAAGAACTACAGAAGCTTCTTGACCTTAACAACGGTGATTTATACAAAGCAGCTCGGATGGCTGCAATCTCTGCCTCTATGCAATTGGCTGGTTGGAGCACGAGAGAGCGGACCGGAGATATTGAAGTGTGGTCTTCGTTGTCTACCAACTATCTCAAAGCTCTTGACTACTTTATCAGAAACCCAGATGTATCAATTCCAAACGGTTTGATGCCTTGGTATGGCAGTAAAGATAGTTGTTCCAAGCTCTTGAATATTCAAGTTTGTGACCATGAAGATTCTTGTGGTTGCACGTCCTGTAAGGCTTTCGGTTCTAGATTTTAAGGAGAAGCTATGCTACGTCCTCAGTTTCTTCTTACAAAGAAAATTCCTTTGACGATCTACAGAAAAGAGGCTGGCTCTTACGTTCGTGGTGTTTGGGTTGATGGTGCGGAAGTCGAAGTTGTTGTTGAAGTAAATATTCAACCTGTCAAACCTTCTGAAGTTCAAATGATGCCTGAATCTGATCGCACTCGTGAGTGGTATAGGCTTTGGACAACTGACCTTGTAAGAACAAAGCAAGAGGGTGATTCGGGGTGGGATGCTGATGAATTTATTTGGCGCGGTTATCGTTACCAGATAATGAAAGTTCAGAGCTGGGATATGGGAGTTCTTGACCATTATTCGGCGTGGGCTGCTAGGATTTCTGTAACTCCAAATTGAGGTGTGTATGATTAGAACAGGTTATACAGCAGATACCTCGGAATGGAAACGAATCAAAAGGCAGCTTCTTGCTTCGAACAAAAAGAGTTTGCAGATTGGTTGGTTTAATGGAGATTTACATTCTCAGGCAACTGAAGCTGGCCCACCAATCCCACTAGCTCAACTTGCCAAATGGTTGCACGATGGTACGGTGAATACTAATGGTTCAACAATCCCACCAAGACCATTCATATCCGAAGGCTTTATGGTGTATTTAAAGAATAGACCAATCTTTGAGAACGCTTTGAAAAGAAGACTTCCTCTGGTTATTGAAGGGAGGATGAGTTGGGAACAACTATATGCTTCTCTTGGTGATGACATGGTTGAGCTGCTTCAGATGGTGATGGACTCTTGGTCTTATCCGGCTAATGCTCCTCTTACAATCGCACTGAAAGGACGAGACGATCCTCTGGATAAAACGGGAGAACTTATCTCCAAAGTTAAATGGCGTATCGGAGATAAGGAGTTTGTTTAATGTCTGTCTACAGTCAAATCAGAGACGCATTGTTCGATAGCTCTGATGCCCTAATAAAAAGAACAGAATATACCCCACAGATTATCTTCAGTCACGGTAATGGCCTAGAACCAACTAATGACTACATCGTGATTAACATTCTTGGACTTGAACAAACGGGAAGAGTTTACAACTCATCTTTGACAGATGGGATTGTTGGGCCGACAGGTCTTAAGTCACATTTCCAAAGCTTCCACGAAGCTCGTGTTCAGTTCAGTTTTTACGGTAGCAACTCTGGAGATATTGCTGATGTGTTCCATCGGTATATCAACAACTACACAATGACTCGTGACGATTGGTGTAGGTTTGGGTTAGCTCCTAATAGAAAAACACAAGTCGTATACAACCCTCAGTTGAGGGACACACAGTGGGTTGATGCTTTTAACTTCACTGTCACCTTTGCTTATGGCGTGCATGAATCTAAAGAAGTTGATTGGGTTGAGCATGTCACAATCAATACAAATGGTAGGTCTTCTACTATTCCACCAGTGACTTAAAAAGTTTGACTTAAAAGTCCGCATTTAAATAACACAAGAGGATACGCAATTGGCAGCAATTGACTCTTTTGTTGAAGTGTTTATTACTAAAAACACTCAGCAGATTGATATTACATCTTTCAGTATTCCAATGATTCTTTCTGCCCACGGCCAGTTCCCAGAGCGTGCTCGTGTGTACAATAGCCTCACTGGTGTTGCTGAAGATTTTCCAACTACTTCCACCACCTATATCATGGCTCAACGCCTGTTTGGGCAAGAGCTGGTTTTTCCGCAAATCGTCATTGGTCGTAAAGACATTGACCATGATGTAGTTACTGTAACTGCGCTGGATGCAACCACCTACACCCTCACCATCAATTCCGTTGCTTACACGTATACTTCTGGTACTGGCGAAACTGAAGCAGATATTATTGCCGGTCTGTATGCACTGATTGATGAAGTGACTGGTGTTGTTGCCGGTACTAACGCGGAAGGTGATGAGCTTTCTATCTATACTGACTTCACAGTTATTGGTGATGTAAACACTGTTGTAACCCCTGTCACTTCAGTTGAAACCTACAGTGACGCACTGTTTGCTGTACAAGAAGAAAATGATGATTTCTATGCTGTTGTAATTGACAGCCACGATGCAGCCGAAGTTCTTGCCTTTGCTCAGACTATTGAAGGCATGACCAAAATCTTTGGTACTTCGACTTCTGACCGCCAAGTGCTCTCTGCTGTTTCCACCACTGACATTGGTTCTCAGCTTTATGATCTGAATCTTGAGCGTACCTTTGTTATCTGGTCTGCTACTGCGGATACTCAGTATCCAGAAGCTGCTTGGCTACACCAGATGCTTGAAGTTCCGGGTAGCAATACTTGGGCACTTAAGGAGCTTGCTCTTGTCACTGTTAGTCGTCTCTCTGAGACTGAAGTTAACGTACTGAACAGTAAGAATGTCAACTACTTCCGCCGTGTTAAAGGTGCTGCCATCATTATGAATGGTCAGATGGCTGGGGGCACATGGGTTGACGAGACCATTTTCCTCGACTGGTGGAAGGCTCGTGTTCAGGAAGCGGTGTTCTTCCGCATGATTAACAGCCGCAAGATTCCGTATACCCAGCAAGGTGCAACTTTGATCGAGGCAGAGATTCGTAACATCAACGCCCAAGGTATTGCCAACGGCGGCATTGCTGATACTCCTGCACCTACAGTACAAGCCCCTAATGTTCTGGCAATCCCAGAAATGATTCGTGCCACTCGCGTAATGGGCGATTTCATTGTCACCTTCCGTTTGGCTGGAAGTGTTCACAAGGTCAGCGCAATCCGTGCAACCGTATCTGTCTAAGGAGAAGTAAATGTCTGCAAATATTCTTTCTACCTACTTCCCTGAAGCAGTTAGTATTGTTCTTGGTAATGACAACTTCAGCCATATCGTTAGTGGTGTTGCTGAAGGCACTTTCATTACTATTGCTCGTGAAACCCCAGCTACTCAGCTCGTGATTGGTGGTGACATGAGCGCCATGCGTGTTCGTCGTAAGAACCGTGCCTCTACTGTCACTGTCACCCTGATGCAAGGTAGTGACTCGAATGACGTTTTCAGTCAGATTCTGAAGAACGATGAAGATGCAATGAACAACGATTGGCTGTTCCATCTTACCATCAAAGATGGCTCTGGTCGTTCTGTATTCTTCAGCCCACAAGCATACATCGCCAACATGCCCGACATTTCGTTTGGTACTGAAGGTGATAACCGTGATTGGGTTATTCAGTGTATCGACCTCGACTCTCACGTTGGTGGTGGTGGTTTGCTGGATGCTGCTAGCGTCAACACTCTTGAAGATGTTGGCTACGATGTAGCTGAAGACTGGAAGACTTCTTAATTGAAGGGGAGAAATCCCCTTCCTTCCTAACAAGGAGTTAATATGGACCTTTGGACATATAGCCCAGAAGAGGTGACGATCCTTGTAATGGGAGTTCCGTTGGAAGGTGTTGTTGATGGTACATTTGTTTCTGTGACAAGACAAGCTCCAGTCTTTACATCATCTTCTACGGCAGATGGTCGTGTCACCAGAACTTACAATGCTGCCGATATTTGGGATATTCAGTTTACACTAATGAATACAAGCCCTTCAAATGGATTCCTTGATAAGCTAGTTCTTCTTGATCGTGTAACGAAACGCGGTAAGTTTCCATTAATGATTAAAGATGGATTTGGGGGGACATTGATCTTCTCCACGACAACTTGGATTGAAGAGCTTCCATCTATCACTTATGGTGTTGAGATGACAGAGCGTGTATGGACACTCAAGAGTGCTAACGCTGTTGTTAATATCAACGGAAACGAAAGTCCAAGCTCTATGGCCGAAGATATTCTTGGTACTGTAGCTTCCGCACTTCCCGGTATTCTATAGGTGAGTAAATGGCAGCAGATATTCTAACATACAGTCCAGATGAGGTTGCTCTTGTCTTTGGTGGTTACAGAGTAAGGGGTTGGAATCGTATTTCTATTCAACGAAATACAGAGTTTGTAAAACAGATTCGTGGTATTCGTGGTAAGCACGCAAAGGAAGTTAGCAGAGACACATCTTGTACACTTCTCCTAACTATCCCACAAAGCACTGAAGTGAATACGATTTTAAGTAAGGTGCTTGAGCTTGAGCAAACTTCTAAAGGGAAGGTTAGGCTTGAGATTATGCTTAAAGATGAGGCAGGTGGTTCTGTTTTTACATCGGTGGAGTGCTACATTGGAGGCTGGCCTAACGTCACCTACGGTGCTGAACTTAATGATGTTGAGTGGAAGTTTCTGTGTGATTCATCTGAATGGCAAATGAAAGGTAATGAAGCAAATAAGAATGCGATTACTGACATGATTAGTGGTGCTCTTGGTAGCGCTGTTAATAGTATTGGTAATCTGTTTTAAAAGAATTTTGGAGGATACAAATTATGCAAGAAACTAAAGAAATCACTATTGACGAACAAACTTATATTATCAAGCTGCTCCCTACGATGGATGGCCTTGATTTTATCTCCCGTCTTAATAAAGAAGGCATGTCAGCTCGTGTCGTGTTTGATGCCATCAGCCGTTGTGTACAGATCGGTAGTGCATCGTTTAGTGAAAAGAAATTCAACAGTCATTTCCGTGGTCGCTATGGACACTTGATGAAGCTGGTTGATGCTGTAGTGGAGTTTAACTTCCCCGATCTAAACGAGGGAAACGCGGAAAGCGATACAGACGACCTGTAAAGGCTGTATCGCAACAATCTAGTAACCCGAGAATGACAAGAATCAAGGATAATTTCTCGGGGGATTATGATGTGATGCGTGTCATCTTCTCTACGGACAACCCAATAGAGACTTTATATAATCTGCACAATAAATACTCAACTCCTCTGTTCAATGAGTATCTTGAATATTTAGATGTGCATGAAGAGCTACAATCTATTGCAAGGGCTGAGCAAGAGAAAGAGATGAAGTCTAAACAAGCCAAACGATAGAGAAGGTGATTATGGCAGGACCAGTAGCTTCATTTTATGCCCAGTTGGGTGTCAATACACGAATCCAAGATATACGGAAGGTTGACCGTTATCTTAATCTTATTGAAAGAAAGCTCCAGAGATTCAATAAGGGCTTGACAACGAAACTCACAATGAATTTGTCAAGCTTTTCTGTAGACCGCAGAAAACTAGTGAGGACTCTTGGAGAGGCTTTTGATAGGACCAGCAAGGATGTCACCTTCGAGATTAGTCGTTTTGCTGTAAATGAGAGAAATCTCCGTGCTGCAATGTTACGGGCTGGACGCTCTTTTGCAAGAGAAGCAATTCCGTATCAACCGTCCGTTCAACGGTCCACTGCAACCACTCAAAGAGAGCGCAACCAACTTGCCGATAAGTCTGGTCGTAATTTCATGTATGGTGGCGGTACAGCAGGTGCGTTGGCCCGTTATGGTTTTGGTAGTGTACCGTTTCTAGGTGGTGCTTATGGCTTGATGTCATTGAACACTGCCAACCAAGAAGCAATCTCTACTCGGCTCACTACACAAGCCGTGCTCCAAGCACAGGGTATGACAGAGCAACAGGGTAAAGAGGCGTTTAGTTGGCTAAGAAACTTGGCTAATGTAAACGGCTTCAGTTATATGCAAGCCGCACCAGACTACAATCAATTTCTTTCTAACAGTCTGGGTGCTGGTGTTTCTCTTGGTGGAAGCCAAGATATATTCAAAGGCTTCAGCGAATACCAAACAGCAATGGGTGTAACGCCAGCTCGCCGTAAGTTGGTTAACAACGCCCTTAGCCAGATGCTCGGTAAGGGCACTATCAGTATGGAAGAGCTTCGTCGTCAGATGGCAGAAAGTATGCCCGGAACGATGAGCATCTTTGCTGAAGCTTTGGCACAACAAACAGGCAGCGGACTTACTGGACAAGGCGCTCTTGCTGCCTTGTATGAAGCCGTCCCAACGGGTAAACTAAAAGCTGCTGATCTTTTGCCTATCGTAGCTCAGATAATGTCTCAAAGAGCAGAGCCTAAGATTGGCGCTTTGCGTAAAACTTCGATGGCTGAGCAAGCAAGACTTGGTAACTCTCTACAAGACATGGTAAACACATTCTCCAAGTCTGGCGGCGAGGAAGGTTTTGCAAGATTCTTTAGAACAACAACTGCCGCCGTGGAAAGGCTGACACCCGTTGTCAGAGCTTTGTCAGAATCTTTTAACTGGTTGAGTAAACAACTTGAACTCCCAATTACCCTGCTTGGTGACCTTGGTTATCATTTCGGCAATATCAAAACCACCTTAGACAACCTGAACCCTAATATAGTTAAGTTTGCTACCCTTGGTGGCTTAATGATGACGAAATGGGGACGCATCGGGGCTGTGTTCTCTGGATTGTTTTTAATTCTGGAAGATATTTCTGTAGGGATTATGGGCGGTGAGAGCCTGACTGGTAAGTTCTTCACTTTCCTAGAAAAGTTTGTAGAGTTTGATAAAGGCATCATGGGTGTTGCTATGTCCTTCCTTGCTGTAGCCGCAGCACTTAAGATTATGTCTGTAGCAGGCGCCGGAGCGCTAGGTGGACTGGGCGGTGGTAAGGCAGGTGGCTCTTCTGGCGGAATTGGTAAGCTTCTTTTAGCACTTGGTGCCACGGGAGCTGTAGCTGGCGGTACTGTACTCGGCCTAGACGAGATTGGGTTCTTCGATAGGATGGATCAATACAAACTAGCACAGAACACTCCAGAGAAAAAAGCCTACTACATGGAACAGAAAAAGGCAGGGGCTTGGAACACCATTGACGACTACCTTGCGATGCAGAAGGATAGGAAAGCAGCTCTAGCAGCAGATGTTGAAGCTGGAATTATCACCCCAGAACAAGCAATGTCTCAGATGGGGATGACAACAAACAACTCAAATACCATCACAAATACATTTGAAATTAATATTGACGGTGTACTTGACCCTGCTGGTTTGAGTGATGTAATGACTAATCAAATCATGCCACAGTTTGAGGTGTTCTTCAATAATCAGCTTCAGAATGTTGATATTTCTTTTGGGGATAAATAATGTCGTTAGTTTTGCAATTTGGAAACAACGCTGGTCCCGAAGAGATTAGCGCAGTCTACTACATCAACGCTGTTGAAAACTATACCAAGAATGTAAACGGTAAGCTCTCCAAACACCCGCTTGACTCCGGTGTAAGCATATCAGACCACTTTATCTCTGAAAATATGACGTTCAATATCCGTGGAGTTATCACCTCTGCGGATATCACCTTCGCAGCGTACACCACAAGTTTCGCTGCTGTTGGTGCTAACAATATTCAGATGGGTGAACCTCCAATTCCGGTTACAGTTGATGACGGTAAGACACTCCTTAATCAGTTTCTACCTGACGTAATCGGGCAGTTCCTTTCTCCTGTGCAACCTGAAGTGATTGGAGATGAGTCTGAGGTTGTAGAGGCTGGTGTCTCCTTCTCTGAGTTTATTGAGAAGATGATTCTTGATGTTATCTACAACCAGACAACCAACACTTACCGTAACAGTATTGTCCCTGTCTCTCTTTATGAGATGGAGGGTAGTCAATACAGTAAAGCTCCCTATACCAATCTTGTTGTTACAGATTTTAAGGTAAATGAGACTCCAGATACGGGCAACGGTTGTCACTTCGATATGACTCTTGAGCAAGCTCGCTTTGTTGAGATTAGAAAAGAAGAGCTTCCTGAAGATGTTGCAACCGAGATTAAGAAACAAGCTGGGCCTACAACTAATAAGGGTAAGGCTGGTTCAACAGAGAAGGAAGTGGTTCCAGAGGGCGAACAACAGTCTGACCCAACCGGGCCATTCAAAATACAATCTAGAGCCGATAAAATGATCTTTGGTAAAGCAGAGGGAACTAGACCATGAACTATGTAAGCCTACCCCTCTATCCAGAACAAGATTACTTCTATTCTGTTGTATTAAGCGACATTGCTTGTGTTTTTCGTCTCTATTATAACCAACGAGTAGATGGTTGGTTCTTTGATTTACGTGAAGAAGCTTCTACAGATTATTTTGTTCAAGGTGAGAGGCTTGTCCCTCTCTATCCAATGCTTTTAGATTACACCGGAATTCCTTTAGATGGTTTCCTGTGGCTCGAACCAATAGGCGACAGCGGTGAAAAGTTTCGTACAGATTCTTTTAACATCAGCAAGTGGTTTAGGTTGTTCTTCATTACAGATTTCTAAGACTAGCTTATAGGAGGGTTGATGCCTTTACAATCGAACAGGATTTACTCTCTTATTGTTGGTGATATTGAGAGTGGTGATGGATGGGAGATTACTGATCTTCACATTACCTTCGATATCAGTAAGATGAGTGATAATAAGAAAAAGCACAACACTGCCACTATAGAAATTTACAATCTTTCCAGAGAGAAGCAACGCTTTTTGGAGCGTAAATACATTGGTATGGTGTTAAGTGTTGGCTGGACAGGGACAGGGCTTAAGCGCTTGTTTGCTGGTCAAGTTACAGAAGCATCTACCCGTAAGTCTGGCCCAGATGTTATCACCATACTAAATGTGGGTGTTGACTATGTAGAGCTTAATCACCAAACACTGAATAAGCTAATACCAGAGGGACGCACCTACGAAGATGTTATCACCGAGATTGCAAAAGAGCTTGGTACAAGTCGAAATGTAATTACTGGCGTTAACTGCAAGAATCCTGTCATTGACGGATACCCCCTATCCGGCACTCCACGACAAATGCTTGATGAAGTTTGTAGGGCAAATCAGATGGAGTGGTCAATCGAGGAGAAGGTGTTGTATGTCCGCGATGAATCCGAATCACACACAAGAGATATTAATTCTGTTGTTGTGATTAGTCAGAGTTCTGGTTTGATAGAAAGACCCTATCTTACGACAGGCGATGTTAACCGCTCGGTAAGGGATAAGAAGAAAAAGAAGGGCTTACAATTTAAATGCTTGATTAACCCAGAGCTTGTTGCTGGGTCTTTAATCAAGTTGGAATATGAAGAGCTTACAGGTTACTACAAGATTGATTCCATGCGCATTAAAGGTGGTTGGAGAGTAGATGACTGGCATATGGATATTAAACTTACAGAGAATATTGGAGTTGTTAAATGACACAAGAAGTATCACTCCAAGGGACTCTAACTAAATCTTTTTGGAAAGAGATGGACAACATCTACACGGCAATCCCAGGAGTGGTTGTCCGTGTTAGAAATGATTTCCGTGACCTTTCTGTAGATGTACAGCCCGCCATCAATATCAAGAAAGAAGATGGAACTGTAAAAGAACGTCCTGTAATTCTTAATGTTCCTGTACAGATGCCATCTGGGCGTGAGGGTGGACTGACTCACAACATCTCTGTTGGTGATCCTGTATGGCTTATGTTTTCAATGGTGGGTATTGACCTTTGGAAACGTGGTAACGGGATGCCCACAACTTCCTCCGACTTTAGGAAGTTTGACAAAAGAGATTGCGTTGCTATTCCATCTCCTTTCCCTTTTAGTGAAAGTGTAAACAACCCAGAGAAGCATTTATGGGAACACAATCCGAACGATGTTGTTCTTTACCACGGATTAGGCAGTGCTGAAGAGACAGAGATTCGTTTACATCGTGGTGGTGGCGTCACCATCAACACAAACCAAGAAGTGACTGTTAATGCTGATGTAGCACGAGTGAATGTTCAGACTTTGCTTGTAGATGCAGCTCACACAGATTGGGTTGGCAATATCAATTATGTCGGAACTCTGACTATCAATGGTGTTCCTTATCAGTCTCACGTTCATAGCGGGGTTCAATCTGGCCCCAGTAACACCGGAGGAGTTGTTTAATGGACCTATTAATGGATATTAACGGCACTGGAGATATGGTGTTTGTTAACGGTGCAGCTCCTCGCACCTACATTGAAGCAGATGTTGTAGCTCAAAGACTTGCAATCCACCTCAGAACCTTCCGGGCCGAGTGGTTCCTAGATGAACCTTACGGTGTTCCGTGGTTTGAAATTCTTGGCACTAAGAAAACAAAACAACAAGTGGATGCAATCTTACAACGAGAAGTGTTGTCGGTCCAAGGGGTCAGAGAGATTGTCTCTTGGTCGAGTGAGATTGATAACGTCAACAGAAACTATAGCTGTAAATTCACAGTTAAAACAACAAACGGTGGTTTGACCAATCAAATCATTGTCAATTCACCAACTACTTAAAGGTAATTAAATTTTATGGCTGGATTGACTGACTCTGGGTTGGACATTAAAAGGCTAGTTGAAGTAATCACAGACCTTCGTCAAGAAGCCGTTCCAATCTTTCAAGATTTGCTTGAAGACCCAAATGACATTGTAGATACATCTGAAGATTCTACGCTTGGTCGATTGATTGGTCTTATCTCCCCTTCGTTGGCTGATCTTTGGGAAGCTGTTCAGGAAGTCTATTCGGCATTTGATCCAAACTCAGCAACAGGTATTGCTCTTGATAATCTCGTAGCTCTTGGTGGAATCACTCGCTTCTCTAACACTTACACTACAGCTCAAGCTATCTTCACAGGTAGTAACGGAACTCTTATTCCCGCTGGAAGTGTTGTTTCTAGTGCGACAACTGGACAAAGCTTTAATGTTGTGGCGAGTGTAGCGTTATCGCCGTCTCTTGCTTCTGGTGTAACTATTACAGTACCAACTGTTGCCAGTAGCACGTTATACACCATTACTTACTCTCGGATTACCAGTTCAAGAACTGTTAGTTACACAAGCGGTGTTGGAGCTACAGCAGCGAGCATTCTTGCAGGGTTGAAAGCAGAGATTGACGCTAATCATCCTCAATTGATTGCTACTGTTGTTGGAACGACTCTGGAAATTGATCTTGATGATATTTTCCAAGTAACTTCTTTCAGCACATCAGCTAACCTTGGTATCACTAAGGTTGATAAGATTGGTGACTTGATTGCTCAAGAATATGGGCCGATTGAGCAAGCTCCAAATACAATCACTTCTATTTCTACTCCTGTTCTCGGGTGGGACAGTGTAAACAACCCAATCAGTGCTGTAGCAGGCAGGTATATTGAGACAGATGAAGAGCTTCGTGAACGCTTCCGTGTAAGTAAGTTTGAGCGTGCTTCTAACATTCTTGAAGCATTGTATTCTGCTCTCATCAATCTTGACACTGTAGAGCAAGTGGTTATCTACGAGAACGATACTGATGTAACGGATGCTAATGGTATCCCTGCTCACAGCTTCATGCCTATCGTTCTTGGTGGCATCTCTACCAATATTGCTCAGAGCATTTGGGAGAATAAACCTCTCGGTATTCGTAGTTATGGTAACACTTCTGTAACGATCTACGACAGCCAAGGCTTTCCGCACGACATTGGTTTCGAGCGTCCAAATCCTGTCACCATTTATATTGACTTGGATATTACCACCAACTCCGAGTTTCCTCAAGATGGCGAGCAAGCAATTAAAGATGCAATTGCTGCATACATGGAAGCACAGTTTGGTATTGGCGAAGATGTTGTTTACAGTCGTCTCTATACGCCCATCAACTCCATTCCCGGACATCAAGTAAACAGCCTAACTATTGGTACATCTCCAAGTCCAGTCGGGGTGAGTAATATCCCTATCGCTTTCAATGAATTGTTTTCTCTTGATCCGAATAACATCGTAATCACTGTATCTTAAGGAGGGTGCTGATGGCTGTAAATAAGTTTGACACAGTAGTACCCTACCTAGAAGAAGCCCGTGATCGTGTGGCCCGTTATAAAAATAACAAGAATAAAACTACGAAAATGTTTATTGAGGAGATGCGGTATATAAATCCCCATATTAACATTCTTGGTGACTATATTTCTGCAAAGAGTGGTATAGATTGCAGATGTTTGAAGTGTGGCTACGAGTGGATGGGAGTCCCTAACCGCCTGCTTGGCGGAACGGGATGTCCTAAATGTGGGGGGCGAGTTCTCCCTACTATGGATGATATAAGCAGGGGGCTGCTTGCCCAGAACAAACCATTTTCTGTAAGCGGTGATCTTAAAAAGAGCACAGATAAGTTATCGGTAGTGTGTAACATATGCGAAAGCACATGGCAGTCAACATATGCCCCACTATTTAGGGATGGTTACATCTGCAAAACTTGCCGATTGTATAAAAATTCAAATCCAGATAAATCAACAATCGATGAGAGCGTTGAGGAATTCAGGAAACTCCTTATAGAACACTCAAGAAACTTCACCTTGTTAACTCAGGATAGGATAATCAAAGCAGCAACTACTGTGGAAGTGAGATGTAATGATTGTGGAAGAGAGTGGGAGGGAAGTTCGTGGGTCATCTCTCGTACTGGTTGTGCAAAATGCTCCAGAAAAGAAAAGCAAGATATAACCCAAGTACAGAAAATGTTAGATGATATGGGTATAAACATCACCGTTAGTGGCGAATATATCAACACCCACTCAAAGATAGATTGTCTGTGCAGGGTTTGTGGATGCTCTTGGAAAAGCACGAGGAGTTGTTTGAAGGGCTCTGGTTGCCCCTCTTGCGCAAGAACCGGCTACGACCCCAGAAAACCCGGAATTCTATACTACATCAGAGTAGATTCTGGAACTAATCTTTATTGGAAGATAGGGATAACTAACCTAAGCGTAAGGAAACGATTCCAAAGGGGCGGAGATATTGAAAAAATCACGATCCTGATGGAGGAGAGGTTTGATGACGGAAAGGTCGCACAAGAAGCGGAAAAGAATATTTTAAGGCTCTTCAAGAGTTATTCTGCTATTGGTGTAGAAGTCCTACAGACGGGCAATACAGAACTCTTCACAAAAGACATACTTCAAATGGATCATTTGGGGAGGGCTTATGCCAACTAATGACTTTACAACTGTTGACTACTTGTTTGATGCGAGGGAGAGAAAAACTACAGCCTTCACCGATAAGCCCATCTTCGATAAATACTTGCAACTTTTGATTCTTGGTCAAGTTGAGATTCAAGAAGCTTTAAAGCAAGTGATGCAGCTTCGTAGCATTGATACAGCAGAGGGTGAACAACTTAACGTAATCGGAAGGAT